CGAAAGGAACATATTAACCTATACTGGTGATATTAAAACATATGGTCTAACAGAAGACGGTAGTACCATAGGCGCTACAAATTTAACCGTTGGTAATCAAGGTCAAACATTACAAGCTAAGAGTGGGTCACCAAGCTGGGAAACTTTTAATTCTTCGGCAAAAGTCTATTACGTTGCAACCGATGGTGTTGATAGCAGAACTACTGGAACATCACAAAACTCTCCTTGGAGAACAGTGAGATATGCACTGGATAACATCACTGGACCTGCTACAGTTTTTGTAAAGAATGGAATGTACGAAGAAATACTACCGTTAAGAGTTCCATCATTTGTAGCGGTAGTAGGAGACGAACTTAGAGGAACAATTATTTCGGCATCCGATACTGTGTTTACCAATGCAGACGCCTCGGCAATGTTGGATGTTATTGATTATTTAAATTATATTATAGAATACTTGATTTTAGAACAGCCAATTGGTACTACCGAAGTAGCCAATCCGGCATACGGTTCAATTTTATATGGACATGTTCCTCAAGATTTTACAGGAACCCCTGGAACCTCTGTGCAGGTAACTGCGGCAAGATCATTATTAGCACAGATACGATCAAGACTAGCAACTGGAACAGCTTCTCCTATTACAGGAACAAATGCTCTATCTACAGATGCTAATGTACTTGCAGCAGCGGCTCAATTATTAAACAATTCTGAATTTTTAGAATCAGAAATGTCTGCATACATTGCGTTTTTGAGATCAAGTTATACACAACCTCCAAGATTTATTCCTGATGTTGTAAAAATTGTCAATGCTGTTGCTTACGATTTAAAATATCCAGGCAATTATGAAAGTCAATTTACTGGCACTTATTTTTACAATTCAAAAACTGGATCAGAAAATAGATTATCAAATATGTTTTTGATGAAGGACGGCACGGGATTAAGAAATTGTACATTAACCGGTCTTAGTGGAACACTGGGAGCATTAAATGTCTATTTGACAAGAAGACCAACTGCCGGTGCGTATGCTAGTTTAGATCCAGGATATGGTCCGGCTGATACTAGTGCATGGGTAGGAACAAAATCTCCGTATATACAAAACGTGACTACATTTGGTACAGCCTGTATTGGCCTCAAAATAGACGGCGACCTACACGACGGCGGCAATCAAACTATTGTTGCCAACGATTTTACACAGGTGTTATCAGATGGAATTGGCGTATGGTGTAATGGTACTGGTAAAACAGAAGTTGTGTCGGTCTTTACCTATTATAATCATGTTAGTTATCTATGTACCGACGGTGGAAAAATTAGAGGTACAAACGGAAACAGTTCATACGGACAATACGGAGCAGTTGCAGAAGGTTTTGATCTAAGCGAAGTTCCAATTACTGCTGTAGTCAATAATCGATATTACGATGCTAATGTAGATCAAGTATTTGCAGTCAACGGAGAATTGACCAGAGCATTTTTCAGTCATGCAGGAAACGAATATACCCAAGCAACCTATACATTAACTGGTGCAGGTATTAACGGATCCTTGCTAGCAGAAGAGTTTAGGGACGGAGCAGTTTACGAAGTAAGAATTAAAGATCCGGGAGATTCTTCAGGATCGGGCGGCGGCGGATATGCTAATGCTAAAAATAATGCACAATCAGGAGATTTATACTCTGTAACAATTGCAGGTTCTGATGATTCAGAAGCAGATAGCTATCGTTCTATGCGATTGGTACTAGATTCTGGAACTGGAACAGGTCAATACGGATATATTGCAGAATTTAACGAAACTACAAAAAATGCTTTTATAGCCAGCGAATTTAAACCACAACAAACTGTAGCATCAACTACTTCATCTGGAAACAGGATTACTATTGGCACCACAGAATATCTAAAACTTAATGATCCTGTATTGTTTACAGGAGTGGTTAGCGGAAACATACAATTAGAAACTATTTACTATGTAAAAACCATAGTAAACGCTACACAAATAACGGTAAGTGATTCAGAAGGCGGCACAGTATTTTTATTAATTAACAGTTCCGGCGGCATGATAATGCATCATCTAGGTTGGAATCATTTCCAACCAGGTACTACTATAGAGCCTGTATTAGACACAACAACCTATTACAGTATTGAACCTAGAGTTACTTTTAGTTCTACAGGTTATAATGCAAGCGCAATTAGTTTAGCCACACCAGATGACTGGATCAGTATTACCTATGGTAGTGGAAAGTGGGTTGCGGTAGCCAATGGAGTTTCTACAGCCGGATCAAATGCCGCTGGTTATTCGTCAAATGGAACTACTTGGACAGCAACTAATTTACCAACTGCTGCAACATGGGTTAAAGTTGCCTACGGAGATAATACATTTGTTGCAGTGGCATCAAGCGGACAAATTTCTTATAGTTTTGATGGTGTAGCTTGGAACGTTGCTACAGCACCCGTAGAAACATACAGTTCGGTAGTCTACGGCAACGGTCTATGGGTTGCTACATCCACCGGCGGCAAAGATATTGCAACATCACCAGATGCAATAACATGGACCGCAGGACTATTGCCAGAAGGCGCCGACTGGATTGACATTACCTACGGTAAAGGCAAATTTGTTGCCGTTTCACAAAGTGACTCGTCTACAGCACAAACAGCATATAGTACCGACGGAACCACATGGACACTGGGATCATTTATCGGTGGCTGTAGAGGAATTGCCTACGGTAATAATAGATTTGTAGCCATAGAAGGTGGCTTCGCCGGAGCTAACTCCACTTTTTATAGTTTTGACGGTATAACATGGACTCCTGCATCTATCGATACACAAAATTGGCAGACTATCAAATACTTCCAAGGAACATTTGTTGCTCTAGCAGAAAGTTATGATAAAGTAGCAGTGTCAACAGACGGTATCAACTGGGCGTATAGAAGTTTGAGTGGAGTCCAGTCATGGAGAGATATAGCCGGCGGCGGTATTGGCAAACTGGTAGCAGTGTCTGGATTATCAGCAACTACTGTTGGTAATTTGTTATCAATGGGAACTACTCCTCAGGCTAGAGTAACATTGGGAAGTGGTCGTATTTTAAGTATATTGTTATGGGAAGTAGGCAGCGGTTATTCTTCAGCACCAGTAATGACATTAACAGATCCTAATAACACAACAGAAGTTACTGTAGGAGTTAGAGTTGGTAATGGAGTATTGGGCACTCCGTCGATTGTAGATGTTGGCGAATCTTATCAAACATTAACTACAGGTGCTATTGTAGCTGGAGACGGATATAAAGATCAATATCAAACTGGAAAATTTCTTGTAGTTGACAGTTTAACTCGTATACCGGGTCCTGGCGATAACTTAAACATAAACGGCATCGATGATTATACCTACAAGGTATTGTCAGCAGTTGTTCTTGGAGGAACAGTAGGAGATTACACTGCTCAAATTGCAATAGCAAAAACCCTAGGAAGAGAAGAATCTCCGGAGCACGACGAATCACTTACTATTAGACAGTTGTACAGTCAAGTTCGTTTGACAGGTCACGATTTCTTAGATGTAGGATTAGGAAACTTTGAACAAACAAATTATCCTAATACATTATTTCCTGTAGGAACAGTTCTTGCACCAGAAAATGAAGTTGTAGAAAAAGGCGGCGGCCGAGTATTTTATTCGAGCACTGACCAAGACGGTAATTTCCGAGTTGGAGAAGTTTTTGCAGTTGAGCAATCGACTGGTACAGTGACTATTAGTGCTGATTTCTTTGTGCTAGAAGGACTAGAAGAACTATCTCTAGGCGGAGTAAGCGTTGGTGGATCAGGAGTTGTAATTAGAGAATTTTCAACAGACCCATTATTCATCGCAGACAGTAATAACATTGTTCCTACACAACGGGCAGTTAAAGCCTATTTGTCAAGAAGAGTGTCAGGTGGTGGTTCTGATGCATTTACAACATCAGTAGTTGCAGGTGTGGTAAGAGTTGGACCTACTGATATTGGAACAACAACAAGCGAACAACTTAACATACCTGTTAAGGTTAATTTTAAACAACCTTTCAGTGGCGACTTATTAACTAATACCTACTTCCTTGCAGGAAGGGGTATGATATAAGTATTTTTTGACGAGCATAAATATTAATAACGGATTGGAGCTAAAATGGCTGAATTTAAACTAGGTAGAATTAGATTTGTATGGAAAGCAGACTGGGTAACCGGTACTACATACTATAAAGATGACGTCATCAATTATGGTGGACGTACTTATTTGTGCGTATCAGGGCATACTGCTAACGCAGATTTTTATGCTGATCTGGATGTAATTCCTACAAAATGGAATTTATTTGCCGACGGCCAATCATGGAAAGGTGAGTGGGAACAGTTAACTTTATACAAAGAAAATGATCTTGTTAAATATGGCGGATTTGTTTATATTTGTACTCAAGGTCATACTTCGTCAACCGAAACTAACGGATTAGAATTTGATTTAGATCTAGGCGATAGCGCACTATCAAAATGGGAATTATACGCAGAAGGATTTGAATGGAGAAGCGATTGGAGTTCTGTCGTTCGTTATCGCAAAAACGATATTGCAAAATACGGCGGAAACAATTATGTTTGTAATACTCCTCACACTTCTGCAGCCACCGCAGCGTTAGGTCTAGAAGCAGACTTAGAAAAATGGGATATCTTAAGTGAAGGTTTTGATTGGAAAGGCGACTGGTCAGTTAGCCTACGATATAAAATCAACGACGTTGTAAAATACGGCGGTCAGTCATATATTTGTAATGAAGGTCACACTTCTGCAGGAATAGCAGCCAACGGCCTAGAAGCCGACCAATCAAAATGGGATTACTTCCACAAAGGTATTGAATACAAAGGCGAATGGGCTAATGCAGTCCGTTACAAAGTTAACGATTTAGTAAAATACGGAAATAGCATTTGGAGATGTAATACATATCACACAAGTTCAACAAACTTTAGTGTAGTTTATTTTGAACAGTTTGTTGAGGGTATAGAATTTGAAAGTTTTTGGAGTTCTGCAACAACCTATCAACCGGGCGACATTGTTAGATACGGTGGTTATTCTTATATTTCTAAAACAGTACACACTAATGTTATACCAACTGATACTTCAAATTGGGATCTCTTTACAACTTCCTTTAAATTTGAAGGCGAATGGAGTTCTGGAACAGCGTACTTGCCAGGTGAAGTGATTAGACACGGCGGTTATACATACACCGCTACACTATCAGGAACTAACAAAAATCCAGAAACTGAAACTACCTATTGGTCTAGACTAAACAGTGGCCTAAGATGGAGAGGAGAATGGTTAAATTCAACTTCTTATCTATTAGGCGATATTGTAAAATACAATTCAAGTAGTTATATTTGTATTCTTGGACACACATCAGATGATGACGACAGTACACTTACTCCAACAACAAACAGTCCAGAGAAAGACAATACTGGAACATATTGGAATTTAATTACCAGCGGACTAGAAGATAGTGTTTTAACTACTACAGGAGATTTAGTTTATTACGCTCCTACAGGTCCTACAAGACTGCCTATTGGTGAAGAAGGACAAGTTCTTGCTGTAGAAAATGGAGTTCCAGTTTGGAAATTCTGGGGTAAAGTTGAACAGGTTTATTATGTTGCAGCGCATGGTGTAGATGCACCTTATCCTGCATACGGAACAACCATTGATCGGCCGTGGGCTTCTGTAAGATATGCCTGTGAGCAGATTGCTAAAGGTACAGAATTTTCAAATGCCGCATATCTGTTAAATCAAAATAGAACATTCATACAAAAAGAACTTACCGAATGGGTCGTTTATCAGATTGCCAACAGTATTGCTCCTTTTGCTGGTTTTGTTAATGACAGCCAGGCATTGTGCGAACGTGATATTGGTTTAATTGTAGACGCATTTGTCTATGATCTAACACACGGTGGAAATACCAAAACAATCGCTGCTACAGAATCTTATTTTACAGCACTTGGTGTTATTGAACCATTTATTGCTGACGAAGAAGAGCAACTAGTAGCATCTATTAATTACACTGTGACGCTAATAGATAAAATCTTAGCTAATCTTGCACCAGTTGCAAATTACCAAGCACTAAACGGAATTAGCGTAGGCAACAGAATTAAACAAATCATAGATTTCAATTATGATTCTGAAACTGGAGCAGGTGCCCTTATTACAGGACTAGCTGAAATAATTACAGATGCGTTAACTGCAAATAGTATTGCAGATTTACCAGCAGCCGATGTACCAAACTATACAATTAATGTAAAAACAGGACAATTTTACGAAGTTCTACCAATCTACGTTCCAGCAAATACTGCAATAGTAGGTGATGAATTACGTAGTACTAGAATTAGTCCAGCTGGTTCATTGATCGCAGCCAATGACAAGGCAAAATCTGTAACTACTTTACAGAGACTAAAGGCTATTACTTCAGACATTATTACTAACGTTGCAGTAACACCTACTTCAGGTAATACAGCTACACAAAATACAACCAGTCAAAAGGCTGGTAATGTTGGTAGTGCAACCGCAGTGTCAAGCATTGAAGCAAATATCACTGAAATTAAAGATATTATTTCTAACGGCCTAGGGTCAGTTGATGCATTTGTTTTGCCAAGTCCGACAAACTGGGGAACAAGTTTAACCAATACTGCTTACGCTTCAACTGGCAATGTTACTGGTGCAACATCTACATATGACAATGCTAGAGCACAAATTTTAGCCAACACAGCATTTATCAAAGCAGAAATTACTGCATGGATTGCTGTTCAAGTAGCAGGAAACATTGCACCGTTCACGACATCATTTACATATGATGCTGCGGCATGTGCTCGTGATGTAGGATACATTTTAGATGCAGCTCGATATGATATCACCTACGGTGGTAATACACAGACAAGAATTGCAGCAGATGCATATTACAGCTACGGTGAGGCAACATTTGGTAGCGGAGAAAAGGCAGCAACCTTAGCAGCATTTGCAAGATTAAAAACAGTTGTAGGTCAGGTTGTTACAGAAGCAGCAGTTTCTGTATCAGCAGGCAACGCTCTAACACAAGATGTTAGCGGTACTGCTGGTAATACCAGTTCAAAGAATTTTGCCGAAGAGCGTGTACAAGAAATTATTAACACTATTACTGCCGACGGTGTATTACCAACACTAATAGCACCTGCAACTTCTTGGGTGTCAGCAGCATTGTTAACTGCAAGAACAGTACTTAACAGTCTAAGATCTACAGTACAAACTGATTCAGTTACTTACATCAAGAGAGAATTCCCAACACTGAACTTTAATGAAACTACCTGTTCTAGAGACGTAGGCTACATCGTAGATGCATTAGGCTACGACTTGATGTTTGGCTCAAATTTTGCTTCTATCAAAGCAGGAATGGCCTATAGAAGAGGAACTAGTTCAGCACTATTGGTAGTGGCCAATCAGTTGGCAGCAACTCTAGGTATTATTGACTTCATTGGACACAAGGCAAAACAAATTGCAGCATCGGGAGCAACAGTTGCTGCCGGTAAGCTATGGGATTATGCTATTGACTATGTCAACACAGGAACACGCCCGGTTGTATTTGGCACAAACATTCCGGTAACAGATACCGATCTAATAAATGGTGCTAAAATTCTTGAACTTAACAAAGATTTCTTAGCAGCAGAAGCTACTGCATATGTTGCCAATACATTTAAAACAACTGTATCATCAGCAGATGGTAGTACAGACACATTTACATGTAGTTCGCAAACATGGTTAGTTGCAGGCGACACAATACGATTCACAGGAACTGTATTTGGTAATGTTGCACTAAACACAACCTACTATGTATTAGCATCTGGACTAACAGCAACAACCTTTAAGATCTCAACTAGCCTAAATGGCACAGCAGTTGATTTATCTGCAGCCAGCGGTACTATGGTTGCTAACTGGTACTACAGTGCTGCCCGTTGTGAAAACGATGTAAGAAATTATGTTGATGCTATATCTAAAGATTTAGTATATACAGGCAATTTTAACACAGTGACGGCAGCTAGATATTACAGAAATGCCTATACAGGTTCTAAACTAGAAGACATGTTCTATGTAAGAAATGGTTGCGGTGTTCGTAATCAAACACTCACAGGCCTAGATGGTACATCAGACGGTAATACCGCAGGTGCAGGTGATGCAGACGGACTAACCCCAGTTAATGAATGGGGTACACAACGTCCGTTAGCAGGTGCATATGTATCTCTTGATCCAGGATGGGGTCCTAACGATGATCGTGCATGGGTTACTAACAAATCAACTTACGTACAAAACGTAACAACATTTGGTACTGCCTGTGTAGGTCAAAAGATCGATGGCAGCTTACACGCAGGCGGTAATGATTCTATTGTTAGCAATGACTTCACACAGGTATTGAGTGACGGTATTGGAGCATGGATTACTAACTTAGGTCGTGCAGAACTTGTTTCGGTGTTCTCGTACTACAATCACATTGGCTATCTAGCTGAAAACGGTGGTAAGATTCGTGCTACCAACGGTAATAACTCCTACGGAACATTTGGTTCTGTTGCTGAAGGATATGATGTTACTGAAACTCCGATTACAGGAGCAGTTGATAACCAAGCCCAAGAAGCTAGTGTTAGAAGTATTATCACAGACGGCAATCAATTGCTAGTTATGGAATATTTAAATGCTGGTTTAGATTATTCAACAGCTAGCTATACTATTTCTGGTGCAGGATCCGGAGCAGCAGTATCTACAATAGATACTAGAAATGGCGGATTATATCAGGTAAGATTAACTGATCCGGGCGATAGCACAGGACCTGGCGGTGTTGGTTATGTAACTTCTGGCAACGTAGCACAAGGCGGAAATACAACACAGATTACTATTGCGGCTGCTGATAGCGCATTAAGTACAGCCTATGTAGGCATGCACTTGTTTATTACAGCAGGAACAGGCGCAGGACAGTATGGTTATATTCAAACCTATAACAACGGAAGCAAAGTTGCTACTATTAGAAAAGAAAGTGACGGTACAGCAGGATGGGATCATGTGATTCCAGGTACGCCAATTGTGGCTTCACTGGATCTTACTACAGTTTATGAAATTACACCTAGAGTTACATTTAGTGATCCTGGTTATACAAAAACTATAAGATCGCTATCCACTGCTAGAAATTGGAATGATGCTGTTTACGGAAACGGTTATGCCAGCTACTTAGGTTTAAGTGCTACAGGGGGTGTAGGATCTAGTTCTACATTTGATGTTGTAAGAAGAAATGGAACATATACTGTAACTATTAATTCTCCTGGATTTGATTTCGTAGTAGGTAATACATTAACTATTGCTGGCACAGCAGTAGGTGGTGCAGCTCCAACTAACAACATTAGCATAACAGTTGATGCAATAGATTCTACAGATGGTAGTATTACCGCAGTTTCCGCAACAGGCACAGCAATTGCTGGAGCATATGTTGCAGTAGGATCTAGCACAAATAAAGCAGGTTATTCTATAGATGGAACAACTTGGAGCGAAGTAACATTACCAGCAGTTGGCGATTGGCAATCTATTGCGTACGGTGTTTACTCTAGCGTTAGCAAGTATGTTGCAATCGTAAGAGACGGCACAATTGCAGCACACTCAGTTGACGGCGTCAACTGGTCGACTAGTTCTATTGGCGAAGGTGGTGACTGGGTAGGCATTGCCTACGGTAGTGCAAAATTTGTTGCAATAAGTGAAAGCGATTCCGGCACAACATCCAGAGCAGTATCATCAGATGGCGGCTTAACCTGGAGTGTTGGTAGCGTATCAACAGGCGCCAAAGCTATTGCGTTTGGTAATGGCCGATTTGTCATTGTTGAAGGTAATTTTAGCAATAGTGTAGCATGGTCTACAGATGGCGTTACATGGAATGTGACAACAATGCCAGCTAATGCTGATTCAACAGAATCAAATTGGTTTGACATCGCATTCGGTAACGGAAGATTCGTTGCAATTGCTGATAATGCAACAATGGTTGCTTACAGTTTCAACGGTGCAACATGGTATTCTTCAACACTGCCAGTTAGTGCAGACTGGAGAAAAGTTGTATACGGTAGTGGAACTTTCCTTGCACTTGCAGACGGAGAAATTGCAGCTAGTTCACATGATGGTAAAAATTGGACTTCAAGAAGCACAACAGTAGCAACAATCAGCGTGACTGATACTGCCGAAGATGATTCAACAGCATGGGCATCAGGCACGTTATCTTCCGTTGCAAATTGGAGTGCTGTAGGATATGGCGGTTCTAAATATGTTGCAGTATCGGGTCCTACATTAAACGTAGCATATTCAACTAACGGTGGATCTACTTGGAGTGCAGGAACTATCCCAACAGGTACAGACGATGCTCGATGCATTGCCTACGGTGGCGGCACATGGGTAATTCCTTACATCAGTTCAAACGATGTAGCAACTTCCAGCGATGGTATTACATTTAGTTTCCAAAGCAACGTACTAACAGCCGTTCGAGATTGGAGTGCTATTACTTACGGAAATGGAACATTTGTACTAGTTGGTAATAGTTCTTCTGTAGCACAATATTCAACTAACGGAACTTCATGGTCTTCTAGTACTATGCCAGGTACCGACGAATGGACCAGCGTTGCCTATGGAAATATTGGCGGTACTAACTATTTTGTTGTAGTTAGCGGTAGTACCACAAACTCAACAGCAGGCGCAAGCTCTGTAGATAACGGTGCAACATGGACTGCTAGAACACTGCCAACATCAACACGATGGAGCAGTGTAACGTTTGGTAATAGTACATTTGTAGCAGTAGCTGGAAACAGTGGTACTACTACAACATCTGCAGCCTACAGCACTAACGGCACTACATGGTCTGCTGCTACATTACCTGGTGCAGCAGCCCGTTGGACAAATGTAACATGGAACGGTAGCGTATTTGTGGCAACTGCCTATAACAGCAGCAGATCAGCAATATCTGAAGATGGTATAACATGGACAGAAATTACTATGACTACCACAGCCAACTGGAATGCTGGTGCAAGCGATGGTGCTTATAACACAGTGGTAGTTGGATACGGAAGTTCAGCGGTTAAGACTCAGTTCTATCAAGCTAATACCAATTACCTAACAGTGGCCAGTACCGCAGATTTATCAGTTAATGACACTGTACAATTTAGTTCTGGAGTTATTGGTGGCGTGTCAAGCGGCACTCGATATTTTATTAAATCAATTGCCAGTGCAACACGCTTTAATATTTCGTCATCAGTTGGAGGAAGTGTTGTAACACTAACTACCGGCACCGGCACAATGGCTGGAACTATTGGTAAATTATATTCAGCAGCGGCCTACGGCAACCCTACAGGCAATGCAGGATTCCTTACATTCAATCAAGGTGGTCGAAGAGCACTAGCAGTATATGTAGGTACAAGAGCACGTGGTAGAGCATGGGTAAATGACGGACTCATAAGAGAAATTTGGGTACATGAGCCAGGATCTAATTACACCAGCGCACCAACAATGACCATTGTTGATCCTAACAATACAGGTGCAGATGCAACCTATGTTGCTAGAATTGGTGATGGAGTATTGGCACAACCAAACTATTCAAATAGAGGTGCAAATTACACAGCATCATCTACAACTGTAACAGGTGACGGATACGCAGACAACTATCAAGTTGGCGCATTTATTGACTTCAAAGATCTTACAGACGTTCCAAGAGGCGGCGCAAACTTGCAAATTGCAGGAATTGACGATGTCTATTACAGAATCGTCAACGTAAGAGATCTAACAGGTGTGGGTCCGTACAGTGCTCAGATTCAAGTAAGTCCGGATGTTGGAACATTGGAATCACCAGACCACAACGCAGTCACTACAATTAGACGACGCTACAGTCAGGTGCGTTTAACAGGCCATGACTTCTTAGACATTGGTACTGGAAATCAAACCAATACCAATTATCCGGGTCTACCAACAACAGACCCAATTCCTGCTAACGAAACAGTTGATTCAAATGGCGGTCGTGTATTCTATACATCAACTGACCAAGACGGTAATTTTAGAGTTGGTGGATTGTTCAACGTTGAGCAGTCAACTGGTACTGCAACATTAAATGCAGATGCATTTAATCTAGCAGGATTGAACGAACTAAGTTTGGGTGAACTAGCGTTGGGCGGAGGTGGAGCAACAATCACTGAATTCTCAACAGATCCGTTCTTTACGGCGGATTCGGATACAGTGATACCAACTCAAAGAGCTATTAAAGCCTACATTTCAAGTCAAATTGGTGGTGGCGGATCTAGCTTGAATGTTAATACGTTAACAGCAGGTGTTATTTTCATAGCAGGACAAGAAATCACAACTACAACTAATGTACAGATTAACATAAATAGTAAAGTGAACTTTAAAGCTGGTGTTGATGGATATGCTGTCGCACTGAACTTATTTTTAAATGCATAACGGAGAAATTTAAATGGCTACAGGAAGATTAGGAATAGCAGATTTAGCAGCAGCTACCAATACTAGCGTTTACACCGTTCCATCAGGGTATTTTGCAGTGCTTAGTGTGAACATTTGTAATAGATCAAACCAAGCAATTGCAGTAAGAATTGCAACCGCTGATTTGGATACACCAGTAAACGGAGAATATCTAGAATACGATACTGAAGTTTTAGGTCGTGGCGTTCTAGAAAGAACAGGTATTATTGTTGCAGCAGGTCAAAAAATTGTGGTAAGATCAAGCGGTGCCAATGTCAGCGCAGTTGTTTTTGGCATTGAAACATCTACAACATAAATACATATACGAGGAATTAATAAAATGGGAAGATACATCACAACAACCGGTACTGCACAAAACGTGACTAGAACCGTAGGCACTGCATATGCGGCACAAGTTAATGATAGAATCATTTGCACCACTGGTGGTTTCACAATCACATTGCCTGCCACGGCAACCTTGATTGAGAACGATACCATTCAGGTAATTGACGCAACCGGTGTTTCTGGTTCAAGCAACATTACACTTGCTAGAAACGGTTCAAAAATTCAAAACTTGAATGAAGATTTAGTAATCAACGTAAACAATGCTTGTGTCACATTAGTGTGGACAGGTGCTACATACGGTTGGTTAATTACAAGATAAGAGAACCACAATGGCAAATTTGACATCATTTTTTGTTAACGACTCCGGTGCAGTAAATCAGGTCAACAGAGAATTTCAACTGGCAATTTACAATACCGACACTCCGTCGGTAACTAACGGTGGATCATGCTGCCTATGGACCGTTCCAGCTGGAATTACTTGGGCCGTGTTTGAAACATGGGGCGGTGGTGGCTCGGGTGGTGGCGCATGTTGTTGTATGGGTCCTTACTATGGTCCAGAAAGTGGTGCATACTCTAAAAAGAATCTAGCAGTTACAGCAGGACAACAATTTTGCATTTGTGCAGGCGGCAGCGGCTGCTGTAATACACAGTGTTGTGGAGTCTGTGGATATCCTAGTTGGGTATTATGCCAAGCTGGCGGAGCCACAGTGACTTGCGCAGCCGGCGGATGCGGCGGATGCGTACAATGTTTTAGAAGCTATCAAGGCTGTACAGGTATCTGCTTTGGTATGTGTAAAATGGGTTGCGATGTTGGACCAAGTGATTTTACTCAGCCTAAGATCATGAGTCAACCAAAAACATCAAACTATTGCTGGCAAAATATGTTCGAGTTCAAATCAGGACCAACCAAATATAAAGCAAATCTACTCTTAGGTATAGAGCATTGCTCAACAAGTTTAACTATCTCTGGCTGCTCACCATTTGGCGCACCGGCGTATCCGGGAGGACCCGGTAATAGTGCAACAGCCTGCGGTGGCGGATGCTGTTGGGGCGGTTGGGGTGCCGGCGGACTAGTAGTAGTAAATTACGGATAATAGGAAAAATAAAATGGCAGAAAACACACCAATCGTAAAAACATTCACATATGATATTGCTGATGCATACCTTTATCAAACAAATAGTTTGAAAAGAACAGCCCAGTGGACTTATAAGGGTCCTAGGTATTTGTGGATATTTGTAGATGCAGCTACTAACAAAATTATGAGTAGATTTCATTATACTGAAAAAGATAATGGCGATACTGTACCAACGCCACAAGGGCAGATCAAAGTTATGGTAGATGCTGCTATAAATCCAGAAATTGCCAGTTGCATCCATAACGAGACCATATACGGTGAACTACCTCATACATCTGAAGTATTACCAGATGGCAGCACATACGGTCATCCAAATCCTATTCCGCCTGATCATACATACGAACTCACAGAAATACAATATAATGCTACAACAGAAAAATTTGTAAAACCTTATCCGTGGAAAAAACCACACATGGATTGGGAAACATTAAAAAATGTTAGAAATGCTATGTTACAAGCAACTGATGGAAAAATAGCACAAGCAGCTGATGTTGATAAAACAGCTTGGGAAACATATAGACAAAAACTAAGAGATCTACCTAGGGTATTTGCAGGTATTGATCCTTGGAAAGTACCGTTTCCTATTGAGCCCGGCACTACGCCGTCACCTACTGACCAAGCGGGGTAATTAAATGGCAACGTTAACTTCGTTATTTCCAGATACCGCTACAACAAACATTATACAGCCTGCAACGGGCATATTTAATCAGTTATATGTTCGAAATACCAGTTACGACAACGTAACCAACGGTGGTTTTTGCTGTCTATGGACTGTACCTACAGGAACAACGTGGGCCCGTTTTGAAGTATGGGGTGGCGGTGGCGATGGCGGTGGCGCCTGCTGCTGTCAACAGCCTTCAATGGGTGGTGGTTCAGGTAGCTATGCTAGAAAAACTACTCGAGTGGTTCCTGGCGAAACCTATAGACTATGTGCAGGAGGCAGCGGCTGTTGCTCTCAATCATGCCTAGGTACCTCGGGTTTTCCTAGTAGCGTGTGCAATCCAGGAGCAAGTTCATATCCAGTAGCATTGTGTGCTAGTGGTGGGTATGGCGGCACCAGCAGTTGCTTCTACGCTATTTCTAGTTGCTATCATTGCGCCACTACAATCTGCGGATGCACCTGCGGCGCTGACTTTAGTCTTTGCGGACTTACAGGATCAGCTCACGCATCATGGTGCGGATTTGATGCATGGCAATATACTCCACAAGGAACATATGCCGGAGGCGGCGCAAGAACTGGTTCAACTCATTGCGGTGAATTCTGGATGGGTTGTGCAATTATGGGCAACGGAAATATATTCCCAGGTGGCGGTGGCGGTACAGCTATATCATATGGCGCTTGCTGTTGGGGCGGATGGGGCGCCGGCGGCCAAGTACTGGTCACTTTCAAATAAGGAATCAAAATTAAATGGCAACTCTAAAAGCGTTAACAGGGACAATTACTGCTATTGCAGCTACCAATTTTCCTACAGAAGTTTTGATCTATAACACCAGCGTGGATAGTCCGGCTAACGGAGGACGTTGCTGTCAATTTACATTGCCTTCTAATACTCGATATGTTAAATTTGAGATGTGGGGTGGCGGCGGTGGTGGCGGCGGTGGTTGCTGCTGCCAACAAGGTAATCCCGGCGGTGCCGGTGCATATGCGGTAAAAACTGTATGCAGCACCAATCTTGGCGGATGCCAATACACAATTTGTGCCGGCGGAACTACCAGTACATCACCCAACTGTATCGGCTGTGCTGGATGCGACAGTTTTGTTCAAGGATTTGGTCTTAGTAATTTTTGTGCCAAGGGTGGAAATTATGGAGACACTCATTGTTTCTATCAATTTTGTCATCCTTGCTGCATACCTTTTACACACTGCTGTAACGGATTTGGCGGAGATATTTGTATCCACGGTCAACACAGTACATATCAAAGTTATAATTGGTGCGCACAAGCATTCCAGCAGCATGCCATGTTAGCAGCAGCTACAGCATCTGGCCCTATGTTTGGTCCAGGCGGTTGTATTAACGGTTCACCTAATGGATCGTGTACCAACTGGTTCACTAAGTCATATTTTCCAGGCGGCGGCGGCATGAGTGTGCATACCATTGGCGGCAACTGCTGGTGCGGCGGCCACGGTGGTGGTGGCCTTGTTTCAGTAACTTACGGATAAAAAAATGCCAAAAATTCAAAAATCATTTACCTACGATGTGCCTGACGATTACCTACATCAAACTCGAACATTGAACAAAGTCGGAGTTTGGACTTACGACGGCCACGATAAAATTTGGGTATTTGTTGACGCAGAAACTAACAGACTTACCGGAGATTTTAAAACTCCAGATGAGGATGGAGCGACTTACCCAACACCCTTAAATCTTATAAAAGTAGAAATTGACTGCAATCTTAATCCTTTATTAGCCTGCCTAGTAGGAGCTGATGAAGTTCGAGATTATAATCTTTTAGACCAACATGAAGAAACACTGCCAGACGGCACAGTATATCGTAGACCGTTGGTTCCTCCTCCAGATCACACTTATGAAATGACTGAGATTGCATATGATCCTATCACAAATACATTTGTCACTCCGTATCCATGGAAAAAACCACATGTAACATGGCAAGATATTCGTGAGTGGAGAAACAGAAATTTACAAATGTCTGACCCTAGAGTTATAGACGACATGCCTGCTGCTATCAAAGCCAAATGGGAAGAACATCGTCAAAAACTCAGAGATATTCCACAGACGTTTGGTGCTGCTCCAGGCGGTACGCCGCCTATAGATCCCTGGAAAGTACAACCAATAACGGCGCCCGACGGCACTGAATAAAAAAAGGAGCATTGCTCCTTTTTTTTTGAGTTCAGAAATATTGCTCTCTCCTTGAAAAGATGCTAAATTATATAGTATCAAAAACATTTAGGGATCACACATGACAGAACGAACCAAAGCATTTTTTATTAACGGAGGCGCCGGCCGTGTACTCTGTTCAATACCTGCCTTAGAAAAATACGCCGAAGAAGTTGATAAAAATTTTATAGTTGTCTGCGAAGGTGGAACAGACTTCTACAGAGGTCACCCAATATTACATTCAAGGTGCTACGATCATTGGCACAAAAATTTATTTGAAGACAAATTAATTAATTGCGATTTAATTACTCCTGAGCCCTATCGAGTTTGGGAATATTTCAATCAAAAATGTTCTATTGCACAAGCATATGATATTGCCATAAACAACAAAGGCATTAGAGAACTACAGCAGCCATTTTTAAAATTATCTAATGACGAATCTATACTAGGATTTAACATTGTTAAAGAAGTAAAAGAAAAAACCGGAAAGAAAAAAGTAGTTGTATTCCAACCGTTTGGCCGCGGAGTTAAGGCCGACAATAATATCATATATGATCCAAGCGGTAGAAGCTTTGAAGGCGTCCATGTGATTGAGATTGTAAAAAAATTACAAAAAGAAGACCTAGGTGTTATTGTAATGAGTGAACTTGGAATAGACTTTCAAAAACACGGTTGCAAAGATCCCGTGGCCCTACCTCAAAATGTATCACTAAGGCAGTGGGCAGGAATTATTGGCCAAGCTGACTATTTCCTAGGCTGTGACTCGGTGGGACAACATCTAGCGGTAGCGTTAAACAAGCCGCTATCGGTAGTGCTTGGTTCAACTTTTCCAATTAATGTTACCTATATGGACTACGATAAATTAGATATTTTAGATATGGGCGGAGAAATTCGTCAATACAGCCCAATTAGAATTACCATGGACGATGTTGCAGATCGTGGCAACGACGGTATTATGAAGATGAATGAAAAAGTTGAAAATGCCATTGTAGAATCTGTAAAAAAAGGAATTGAAAACTTTCCTATTCTTCAATCTACAACAGAAGAAATTTCAGTAACATCTGCTCCTACCTGTCCTACCTGCTAAAAAATGAAGAGATTTTTTGCTTTTGGTTGCAGTTATACTAATTATGCATGGCCTACTTGGGCTAATTTGCTATCGGTCAGCTATGACGAATTTTATAATTGGGGACTAGCAGGCATTGGTAATCGTGCCATTGCCGAAAGAGTAGCAGAAGCTAATGTTAAACACGGATTTACCAAAGATGATCTAATCATAGTGCAGTGGAGTAGTCACCTACGTAATGATTGGTGGCACAAATACAGTTGTTCGGATAGGCCCTATCAATGGAAGACAGGCGGCAGTATATTCAATTATATCAATGAAAAACTCTATGACAATAAGTGGGTAGATACATTTTTCTATGAACCTGCATATTTTATGCATACCCTAAATCATATTTCATTAACTCAAGGCCTGTTAAAATCTATAGGTTGTGAATGGTACATGAGCAGTATGGGTGATATTCGAAACCTAGGTGCAGATCTTAGAAATCATGCAGATTACGGAGAATTAGGACACATACCTACACCGGGCGATGTTAACGTTGATATGTTAGCATGGAAAAAAATTCCAGAGCTATCAATATACAATAAAACAATTTGGGAAGACAATCAGGATCATTGGCTTATGCCCATGGAAACTCACGCACAGCTACATAACGAACATACCTACAAGTACATAGACGATGGCCGAGGCGGTACTAAACAGTTTACGGACGATTTTCATCCAACCCCAAGACAACATGCGTTGTGGATTGAAAGTCAATTAGCTGATAGATTAAATTTATCAAAAGAGACTATGGATTTTGCCTACAGTGTAGCTGAAAGAGTCGACGATCATTTTAATAAATTTAAATTTAGCAAAATGCAATTTACAGAAAAATTATTTTCTAATGAGTTTTTTGAAAAGAAATATGACAAAATGCAATGGCCTACACAGTTGATGGGATTTTGATATGAAAAGATTATTCACCTTTGGTTGTAGTTATACCAGTTATTCTTGGCCTACCTGGGCTAATTTGTTGTCTATTGATTATGATGAATTTTACAATTGGGGTCTTGCAGGATTAGGAAACAGAGCGATTGCTGAGAGAATAGTAGAGGCGCATCACAGACACACATTTACTGAAGATGACTTAATTATAGTGCAGTGGAGCAGTCACCTACGTAATGATTGGTATCACGAACACAGTCTACCTGAAAGACGTTCTAATTGGAAAACTGCTGGTAGCATTTTTAATTACCTAAATCAATCTCTATATGATCAAAAATGGGTTGATACATTTTTCTATGAACCAGCATATCTCATGCATACCTTAAACAATATAAGTTTAACTCAGGGTTTTTTAAATTCAACCGGTTGCAAATGGTACATGACTAGTATAGGAGATATACGTGATATGGGGGATGATTTTAGAGATGCTCCTGGATCAGGAGAAAAACATATCTATGATAATCCTAATAGATCAAAAACTGGTCTTGCCTGGGACAAAATTGCTAATTTAAAGTTCTATGAAGAAAAAATATGGAATGATCATGCAGATCACTGGCTTACTCCATTAGAAACTATAGCAAAACAACATTTAGATTTAACTTTTGAATTTGATGATACTAATGCTCCTGGTGAAAAGTTTTTTGACATCCACCCTTCTCCACATCAAAACATTATATGGATAGAACAAGAATTAAAAGACAAATTAGAATTAACAGAAACTTCAATTAATGCTGTTAAAGAACTTGCAGACAGTATACATAGTTTGCAGAAAAAAATGAAATTTGACAAAATTACATTCGAACTTACCCTGGCTAAACGAATAGATTGGCCCAGTTCAGTGAGTCATATGGTGTGGCCAACTTGGCCTAACGGATTTTAAAGGAATACAATGAAAAAAGATATCTGGATTGCAGCATTAGCTCGAGGACATAACAGCAGTGTGTGTCTCTTAAAAAATGGCGAAATCGTATTTTCGATTGAGGAAGAGAGATTAAGTAGAAATAAGTATGACGGCGGCCCGTACGCTGCAATGCTTAAAATACTAGACTACACTGACAAGATTGATTATCTTGTAATAGCACATACACAAAGTCTACAAGAAACCGCAGGTAGAGTTGACTTTAGCGGTGACGACATTTATACCGGACTTGCAAGAAAACTAGGATTAATTAGTAGAAAAGAAAATCCTTACAAACATCCGCAGGTAATTGATCTTAGTCACGTGCATCATAAACTACACGCTGCTTGTGCATTTTACAGGTCAGGGTTTGATCAAGCAACAGCACTAATTGTAGACGGCGCCGGCACATTTATTCCACTTAATATTAGTGGTGAACAAATCATTGGATGGGAAACTGAAAGTATCTATGACTGTAAATATCCTGCAAGTTTTAAAACGGTGTACAAACACATTGGACTTAGAGGGCCAAATCCTGGTGCATTAGTTAAAAGTTTTGATGGTACCATGTACGACGAACCAGGGCAGACGCACGAAGCATTGATTACAGATCGTGCAGGTATTACCAAAGTCTACGAAGCTGTAACACAATATTGTGGATGGTCAAGTATTGAAGCAGGAAAAACTATGGGATTGTTCCCATATGGAAAAGAAAATTCAAATATTCCTAAATTGTTTGATGACACAAGTATATCTCCAGTGGCCAATAGGAATCTTATTGTTCCAACGTATCCAAACGGTGCTGTAGTAAATGCTGAGTTATTTTCTTATCTAGGTAGCGATGCTACACAGATGTCCTGGGGTGATAATAGCGATGTTACATATCTAGACAATCGCAGAGATCTAGCATATGCTTGTCAAACTCAAACTCAAGAACAAGTTTTGAGATTAATTCGAAAAGCTGTAGAAATGACTGGACAAAAGAAAGTGGTAATTAGCGGAGGTTACGGACTAAACTGTGTAGCAAATTACTACTATCTACAACATCTAAGAGCCGAAGGAATTGAAATTTACGTAGAACCTATTAGTAATGACGCCGGAACTGCAATAGGCGCAGCCTTAATGTTTTATAAGAGTATAGAACCACAATCTAATATAGATTATTCAAAAGACGGGCTATATCTAGGATTCAAGTATGATTATTCTGATGCAGATATTGCTGCATTTACACAATCCCATGGCGCTGAAATTACAGATGCTACTGATCAAGACATTGTAGATCTTTTGATTAACAAAAATATCGTGGCATTTTTTCAAGGGCGTAGCGAGAACGGCCCTAGAGCACTAGGTAATCGAAGTATTCTATTTGATCCAAGATTTAGTGACGGAAAAGATTATGTAAACAGTGTTAAGAATAGAGAATATTTCCGCCCGTTTGCAGGATCAATTATGCAGGAGCACGTACATGAATGGTTCGATTTACGTGGAATGAAAGATACTCCACACATGATGTATGCAGTAAATTGCCAACCGGGTATAGAAGAAAAGATTCCTAGTATTATACACATTGATGGAACCTGCCGTATTCAAACAGTGACTGCTGAGCAGAATCAACATTATTATAACCTCATTAAAGAGTTCTATGATACTACAGGTTGCCCAATAATTTTCAACACTAGTTTTAATCTAGGCGGAGATCCGCTAGTAGAAACCTTGTTTGATGCCGTAGAAACGCTGCAAAAAAGCAAGATAGAATACCTGTACCTGCCAGAATACAAAAAACTGCTAAAAATTGCCAACTAATTAGAACCCGTTAATTCAATGCTGATATTGTTTATGCTAAATACTCAATACACCATTGGATCGATATGGACTTTACTAGATATTTTTTACGCGGACTCAAGGGCACCCTGAGATTTAACAACGGAGTTAATCTCAGTTATAAAGGCCCCTGGGTTGAAATTTTCCCTAACACAGTTATTGACGAATTCTACGTGGGCGATTTTATGTCTGCGGAATACACCATGTGCGTAGATGGTGGATCTGTTGATAAAGAAATTATCAAATGTTTAGTAGTTGCTGGGCCGTCTTCGGCTAGTATTACAATATACGGCAGAACTTCATTACAGGATGATATGATTACATTGTCTGCAACGGTCAATGATTCAAAAGTCACGTTAATTGCATCCCCAATTGGTCCAGAATCGAAAAGATTGATATTCAGCGTTAGCTACTATCATGCTATAAATGACCTATAAGAGAATAAAATGACAGTTGAATACTCCCCACTAAAATCAAACTACGGATTTGCAAGTCCTGGATTTGCTGTAGACGATCTAGGTAATGTTAATCTAGATAACAATATAGTTATAGACAACGACGCTACAATAAACGGGACTTTATTTGCAGCTAACATTCAAATAGGCGGCAGTGGCGCAGCATTTGATATTATAGAAAATGACGATTCGACACTGTCTTTATCAAAAGATATTACAAACAGTCACTTAAGAAATCTCGGTGTATTAGAAAGATTAGAAGTAGATGGTGACGTTTATATTGGAATAGCATCTACTAATTTTATCAGTATAGATAACGGCGCTGTTGTTATTAACAGTTCGGAAATTGGTGGCATGGATAACATAGCAATTGGACAAAATACTCCAGCAGACGCTACATTTTTAGATGCAGCAGCAAACAATGCACCAACATTAGCCAGTCACTTGACTAGAAAAGACTATGTTGATGCAAGAGTAACAGCGTTTTCAATAGCATTCGGAGCATAAGGAAAAGATTAAATGGCAAAAAAGAAATTACTCAATTACGTATTTGAACCAGGATTAAGCAAAGATTCTAATGCTTTTCCTAATGCTTATGCTCTGTTGTCGGCAAACAAAGCCTTCATCCAGGCGCAAGTTGTAGCTTTTATAAATTATAACATAACAAATAGTATTTCGCCGTATGTTGGTTATACATATGCACCCGCAAAGTGTACTAGAGATGTAGGATATTTTATCGATGCTATCTTGCACGATTTAAAATATGGCGGCAATGTAAAAATTAGACAGGTAGCTGACTATTTTCATATTAAAGGCGAACCTATGATTCGAGGTGATGTATCACCGGAAATTACAGGTCAACAATATATAAGAGATATTATCAACAATTATATCTTTACAAATAATCCAGTAACTCCAACTTACGGACAGACTGTTGTTGAGCAAGTCACAAACCAATCGTCGGGAGAGCAGGGAGCCGCTGCAAGAATTACTAGTGAATTTCAAATCTTAGGTAACGTTATTCAGAACGGACCAACAGCAATGGCTACAAAGGTTCCTGGAGTAAGTTCTATTAGAATTCTAGGCAGTTATTTGCCTAGTGATGTCCTATTAATAACAAATACTAATACTGGGCAAATATTATATAATTTTGCTGATCCTTCAAACACAGTTAATTTTGAATATAAAAATGGTAGGAGCAGTGGTGACGGTGAACTATTAAGTGATTTAGATTTTCCGTCGTGGTGGCAAACTACTGATACAATTACCACAATTAATCTATCAGAAGATACTTCGACACTTTCGGCATCAACGGATTTACAAATATTTGTAGAAGAGCCATATCAAACAATTCGTCCTTGGGACTTTGGTACAGATGCTATTGAGCGTATGCGTGTTGCCGCTCCGCAGGCCATGCTTGACGCTGACTTTGAATACGGACTGCAACCAACTAAATGGCAGGCTCTTGGATTATTGAGAAGTTATCCTAGTTTTTACGAAATTCCTGCAACTGACTTAACCATTAATGCCATAACTACAGATGCGTCAGCAACTACTGGATTTTTTGGAGCTTCTTTAATAACAGTTTCGACAAATGGTAGTCACGGTTATAGTGTTGGAACTCCTATCACTGTTAAGGGATTGTCTAATAACATTAACGGATTTTCGAGAGCAGAAGGTACTTTTTTAGTTCACAGCATTCCTAGTGCGGTAGCTTTTACTTACTATGCTTCTGCAAAAGTGGGATCAGCAGTTGGTGAAAGTTTATTCACTTCTTTTGCTCAAATTAGACAGGCAGGATTCTACACCGGCGCAAGTATTGGTGCTCCTGTATTCAGCGTTGCTAGTAACGGAACAACAAGCACAATCGTTTCGGTATTTGATTCACCAAGCTCTTCATTAAGAATTGCGTACAGCGGCTCTGCTCCTACACCTGGATCACCAATTACTGGTAGTACATTTATTCCAGCAGGAACATCTGTATCGGCTATCAACGGAAATGCGGTAGCAACAGTGTATGCAAAAAATGACATTAACCCAACTGATACTTCAATATCATTAACTAGCTATACTGGAGTACAAGGCGGAATGGCGTTCGACAATGGGTCAGGTGATGCTGTCTATATTAATTCTATTTTAAGTGGTGAGGCAAATCTTTCAGCAGCTTGTGGTCTTACATTGTTAGGGGCCGATGGAATTGATACTGGTGTTACTGGCACAATCGTAGCAGCTATTGGATCATTGGCAACATTTAATGTTTCTAGAACCGCTGGAGAATATACCGTAACTGATGCTCAGGATAGCACATCAAACGGTATTAATTATGCAATTGGAGATCAAATAAGAATTGACGGTAATCAAGTTGGTGGATCAATAGGAACTAACGATATAACTATTACTGTTTCTTCTATTGATAGCGGTGGTGCAATTGTTGGATTTACCTATAGCGGACTAGCTGTATCTGGAGGTGAAACATATACAGCAGTTAGTCAATCATCTACAACAAGCACATTGGGTGCAGGCGCAACTATTACAGTTATAAGAACAGGCGGCACAGGAGAATATACTGTGTCACTGGCGAATGGTGGGGCGGATTTTGTTCCAGCAGACACTGTTACTTGGGCCGGTACTAGCTTTGGCGGAACTAGTCCAGAAAACGATATCGTTATTCAAGTCAACGGAGTTACTGGTGGTGCAATTGTTGATTGGGAATTAGTTGGAACTCCTGTTGGTGTATCCGGTGATGCTGTTTATACAACTCCGCCTTCTAATAATCTTACAAATTCTGGCGCAGGAGCCGAGTTTACAATAGAACGAATTTCTGGAGCATATTCAAGCATAGTGACAGACGGCGGCGCAAATTATAGAAATGGAAATCAAATTTTAATATTAGGAACAGATATTGGGGGAGCATCTCCGTTAAACGATCTATTATTAACTGTAGCAAATTCATCTGCAGGTTCAATCATTTCTGCTTCAGCTAACGGAACACCGTTTACCGGCGATAGCTTTTTGATATATCCTTCGCTGACACTAAGCGAATCGTTAACCGGTGAGTTGCCAACAGGCACCAGCTTAGATGTTGGTGCTATTGGCACTGTTCAAGTAGATTTTACATCCAAGCACGGGTTAGTTCCAGGTGCAACTATACTATCTAATATTACATCAACACCTGCTCCGGAAGTAACTGCTGTTGCAACTAATTTGCCTAATTCCGGCACATGGACTGACGTAGCAGGTTATAATGGAAGATTTGTTGCTATTAAATCTGGCAGTAACGGTACAGCAGTTTCAACCAACGGAACAACTTGGACAGTAGGCGGAAATTTAACCGCCTCTACAACTTGGACTAGTATTGCTGTAGGACCAATTGGAGGTATTACAACATTCTGGGTGGCTATTGCCAGCGGTGGTACTGTTGCTAATTATTCCACAGACAATGGCGCAACTTGGACAGTGGGGGGTGTATTACCTAGTTCAGGTTCTTGGACCAGTGTTGCCTATTTCAACTCGGCTTTCGTTGCAGTAAGAAGTGGTTCAACTGCCGCAGCATACTCTACAGACGGTATTAATTGGACCGCAGCAACATTGCCAAGTTCATCCAATTGGCAAGACGTATCTGGCGGAACTGTAGGCACCTCAGCATTTTTTGTAGCCGTAGCCACAGGGGGAACAGCCGCAGCATATTCTGTAGATAACGGAGCAAACTGGACTGCATCAACACTGCCTAGTAGCACAACGTGGAACGCTGTTACATTTGGAAACTCTAGATTTTTAACGGTGGCAAAAAATACTGCGGTAGCAGCATTATCAACTAACGGAACATCTTGGACTTCAATTACATTACCGGTATCGGGTACTTGGAATGATTTAATTTTTGGTGACGATAATTTTGTTATTGTGGCAGACAGTGGCGGGCTTGTTTTAACATCGTTTACTGGTGAAACTGGCGGATTTACTGAAAGATCTAGTGCTGCCGCTATCGCCTATGAAGGTATTGGATTTAGTACATATTCAGGGGCTTCTAGTAAATTTGTTGCGGTAGCTACCGGTTCGTCAGCAGCACAGGCAATTACATTAACCTCGGCCAATCATCAGTTAGCTGCTGGTCCTTTTGTTATTACAGAAGTTCCGTCTGATACTAGACTTAGATATCCTGCAAGAAGTACGGGTGCTATAAATTCCACTGCTGCAATTACAGGAGCACTTTATGCTAGACCTGATACATTCTTTACACATAGACCGTTTGACGGTGGTGTACAATTAGGTACAGGTGGTCCGCAATATGGTTCGCAGGCAATTCGACAGAGTAAAAAATACATTCGATACCAATCTGGTAAAGGCATGATGTATACTACTGGAGCACTATTTGCACCTAGTTATAATATTGCATCGGCAACGGCAACTGGCTTGGCAGCAAACAGTATTATAACCGTTACTACTGACGATACTGATCACGGAGCACAACCTGGAGCAACTATTGAAATTGTTGGAATGGTATCGTTTGAATACAACGGAACCTATATTGTTGAATCTGTACTCAGTTCTAGAACATTTACTGTAAGATCAATTGTGCCATTATCTACAACAACAGCTGAATTAGGATCTGACACCAGGATGCTGGCAAAAACATGGCATGGATCTACAGTTAGAGTAGGGGCGTTTGACGAACAGAATGGAATTTTCTATCAATACGATGGACAAGAAATGGCTCTTGTTAGACGTAGCAGTACTCAACAGTTAACTGGTACAGTATCAGCAAACATTGAAAGCAATCTTATCAGCGGAAGCGGCACAAGATTTGCTGAACAATTAAAAGCTGGAGATAAAATTGTATTGAGAGGTATGACTCACACAGTTACCGGAATAACTAGTAATACTCAAATGACAGTGACTCCTGACTGGCGAGGTGTGAATGCTATCAGCGGAGCTAAGTTGTGTCTAGTTACTGAGTTGTTAATTCCTCAACACGAATGGAATATGGACAAAGCTGACGGTACTGGTCCTTCGGGATATGTATTTGATGTATCTAGAATGCAGATGATCGGTATTCAATATTCTTGGTATGCTGCGGGATTTATTGAATTTATGATTAGGGGATCTGACGGTAAGTTTATTTTCTTGCATAGAATTCGTAACTCAAACGTCAATACAGAAGCATATATGAGAACTGCTAACTTACCAGTTCGTTATGAAGTTGAAAATGCTTCTGCAAGAAGTAAATTAAAAACAACAATTAATTCTTCTGCTACATCAATTACATTAATAGATGCATCTAGATTCCCAAATGCGGGCACTGTATATATCGACAATGAAATTATTTCATACTCGAACAGATCTGGAGATACGCTGACTGGTTGTACAAGAGCAACAACTTTAAGTAATTTTGTTGCAGGATTGAATCGTTCGTTTACTGGTAGCGTTGCAGCATCTCACTCTGCCGGAGTTGGCGTTAATTTAATTAGTTGTACACTGACACCTACAATTAGTCACTGGGGTTCAGCATTATTAACTGACGGATTGTTCGATGAAGATCGAGGATACATTTTCAGTTATGCAGCAGCAGCGGTTAGTGTTACTACCACTAAACAAACAGCGTTCATGATTCGTTTGGCACCTAGCGTGTCTAATGCACTTGTTGGCGATTTGGGCGAAAGAGATCTACTAAACAGAGCCCAGTTGCTATTAAAGAGTATTGCTATTGCTGCTGACACGGGAACCGGCAACTTGGTTATTGAAGGGGTATTGAATCCTAGAAACTATCCTGCTAACCCAAGTAATATTATTTGGACTGGTTTATCAAGTTCTGGAGCAGGCGGACAGCCTAGCTTTGCACAAATTGCACTAGGCGGTTCAATTAACTGGGGTGGTGTTCCTCTAACAACTGCAACAGCTCAGGTTGCTGGACTTGTTCAAAGCTCAGTTAGCACACCAGCATTAAACCCTGGACCAGGTGGAACCTATTCCAACTCGTTTAGAATTGATAGAAATACATTTATTATCACCAATGCTCAATACGATGCAAGTGGATTGCAAATTGGAGATATTTTAATCAATGGTACCTATCTTGTAGGAAATAGAACAGTGACTAACGCCCAAAGGACTGCTCTTACTATTAGTACCGTACCATATACTATTATTACTATGAATGCAAACGCCAGTGCAAACAGTCCTAATAATACTGGAATTTCTGTAACAACTCAAATTCCTCAAACTGCGTCATCGTATCCAAGTACTAACTATCTATTCTTTACCAATGCTTCATGGAACAGTTCAGGAGCTTCAATTGGAACTAGGGTAGATACTACAACTACGCAATTTCCTGCAGGGACTTCAGTGTCAGCGGTCACAACTAGAACACTAGGATTTACCACTGTTCGTCGAGTGACATTTACTCAGAATGCCAATACCACAGTTGCAGCAGCAGCAAATATAACTTTCCAGTTTGGTGACGTGGCTTTTGCTCTACCGGGAGAACAGGTATTTTCCTTTATTTCAAATCCAGGAAATACAGGCGAGCTAAGTTTGGCAGAGTTAAAAGAACTTACAACAACTGCAATTGGCGGTCGCGGTACATTCCCTAATGGTCCTGACGTATTGGCGATTAATGTGTATAAAGTATCTGGCACAGCGGTTAGCACCAGCATTATTCTACGATGGGGTGAAGCGCAGGCTTAATTTTGCTTGATGCGTTCCCAGTGAGTAAGTTTCTGATCTAAAGATTTTTTGATTGTCATCAAATTTGATCGTAGATCAGAAACTTCACTGTTTATTCTTCCAGTAATAAACATACTTTCGTGACTACGATCAATGTAAGAAACTTGTTCTTTTAACTGCACCAATAGATTAATTAATTCTTTTTGTGCAATCGGGTCGGATATTTTAATAATCCGTTCTTGATAATTTTTATAGTCGTCTGTAAAACGTTGACTATTTTGTATTTTTGGAATCATTTTCTAGCACCATTATAGTATCAATTTTTGCTCTTATCAGCGGATTATTTAAGGTGGTTTTCAGTCCACCATGCAAGTTTTTTGGCAGGCATTCAAAACTTGCCCAACAAATAGTTTGACTGGCAGAAGTTAAAAACTCACTATCAGTTAGACAAACATATGTACCGTATTCAAACCCTCGATCCTCACTAAGATATAATTCTATAGGTAATATTCTTCCTATAGAATATGCATCTAATAATTCTTGAGCGTCCTCTAACAATGAAGCCTGTCTAGGAAATGTGGGCACAGTCCACTTTTGATCCTCTAAGATCAACAGCAGTCTATTTGTATTTTTAGCGAGAAATAATAACCCAGCACGTTGTTGCATCTATTACTTATTGCGGATCCAGATCAAGTCTCCAGTATCCTGACGCATATTCGCCTTCAAAACTCTTCATCCATTGTCCGTCGGCTCCCCAACGATATTGGATACCAGTTTTTAAATTTTGGAAAAGAATGCTGATTTCTAAAAATTTATCGTTATCCGAAGGAATAGCTGTATTTTCTTCTTGAGTTATATTGGCTGTGGCACGATAGGCAACACCGTCGTATATCACAATTTGGTTTAGACTATATGCAATTAATGAATATTGAGAAGGCAAGGGATTTGAAACAACCCATGTAAGCATTAGATTGACCCATTCAGTACCACTCCACTCTATAATACTGTTAGCTGCAATAACTGGATCGCTACCGTTTAAATTTTTCCATGCATCTGGACCATCATATGTAAACTGTGGATTAAACGGTGGATTTTTAACAACGGTACCAACTGATGTACTAGGATTAACATCGTCGAGCACCAAATATCTTACACCTGCTACGATAGCTTGATCAGACGATTCTTTATTGGGTCTTTTAGGATTGAACTTGTAGGGATCAACAATAGCATCAACGGTGGTTCTTCCACTAGGATATACTGAGCTGTATAATACAGTATTAGATGGTCGATCTTCTAGGCTAACGAGCAATCGAGTAGGATCTAGTTCGTTTACTACAAATGTACCACCTAACTCATTACCGTCAGCTTGCAAAAAGAATATTTTACTGATCCCAGAAATATATCCACCGTACATGTTTATAACGGTATTCCAATCAACTAGTTCTCCAGTCTTTGTAGGAGGTTCTAATTTGTTAGCTATTATAACTTCATTAGGAGAAACAATAGAAACATCAAAATCATTGTCTTGATCATTATTGCTCTTTAATAATAGAACTCTAAAACGCCCGTTGACATTTCTAGTATGAATTGTGTTGCCTGTGCCGGCATAGATTAAATCATCTAGTGATAATATGTCGCCTGTTTCGCCAAACACGTTGGCAACAATGTTTCTAATAACTCCAAGTTTCTTAACTTTGGCAGGTGGACTAATATAGATAGGCATTTTAAATTCTATTGAACAAATATCTATTTCGCTTTCGTTGCCTTGTGGTATTGTTCTTGAACTGAAATTAAGAGTTGAAAGATCTATAACACTGAGACTGGTCCAGTCAATGTAGTTGTCCGTAGTTTGAATTTCTAAACTGGGATTAAACAACACCAGTATCTGTTCCATTAGTTGAAGTTTCTGATCAGTGTTTGAAGTCCATATATCTGCTTTCATAGATAATTTAAACGGAGTGGGCATTAGTCTTTCAACGGTATAGCCTGCACCTTGGTAGTTTTTATAACCAACTTCTCCGTTTTCTTCAGTCCAAGCACGTTCACTGATATTTAACTTGCTGACAAAACTAGCATCAGCTAGTCTACTAGTATCCATTTCTAATCCACTAATATAGCAAGCAATTTTAGGCACAGTGGACATTTTATTTTCTGAATTTTCTTTGATAATAGCAGCCACTTGTCTAGTCATGTCGCCATACATCACTGGCACATGGCGTATAGTTCCGTCGCCAGTTTTATATTTGAAACCTATGAACACACGCATGAATTGTGTGACATATCGTCTTATCTGCCCATCATAAAAATAATCCATTACTCGTCCGCCTTTGGTCTAAGCGCCTTACTAAGGCTTTGCTTCTCTTTAATTGTGTGCCCGTTAACATTGGCCTCAGCATTGTTATTAATAAAACTAGTCTTTTGTGTTAATCTTACTTCTTTGTCTAAGAATACGTTGTCGGGTGACCCACCATTAATAACATCCTCGTGTCCCATATTACTCATAGTCATTCGATTTACATCCTCTACTTTTATCCATCTAGTGCCGTTGTATCTAAACAATCTCTTAGGTAGATAATCTGTTCTTAAACAGAACTGCCCGATAGACGGAGTAATAGGAAATGTAATTCCTGCGGTAAATGGCGCACCGTTTGGTGGAATACCGTCGCCGTCACCTGTCATAGGACCGTTGTATTCTGGACTCTGATATATGGTACTAGCAGTTGCTCCCACATATATTGGATTGTTATCGTCGTCAAACAACAAATTACCGTTGGCATCTGTTGCTTGAGTTTGATGACTGGCAAGATTTATTGTACCCGATGCATCTACAAGTTCTACCCTGCCATTATCATCTTTTTGTATCATGTAATGACGTGTAGTATCGTATCCACTTTTAGGAGCATCACTTTCTGCTTGATCAAGAACTGCCTGTGTAATCTGCATTTCTTTTTCATATGTTGACATGATATCACGCAATGTTTTATCGCTGCCTTCTCCGGCAACACCATCTAGAATGTCTTTAAATTCTTGACTGTCAACTAAAGGTTTGCATTTTGCACGATAAAGATGTGGATACCAAGTTACTGAAAATCCTTCAGCAGCTCGGCTAACTTCTTCTATGACGAAAAATCTTTTTAACGCAAACTGTAAATCGTTAAGTGCATACTCGTCTTTTAAGTGAGGAAGTTCAATGACATCTCCTGCAATAATTTTACGGCCTAATTTTTCCACAGTGTCATTGATGTGAAAGGTGATAAAAATAGTGTCGTTTTGTAGGAACAAGCCAAACTGGCTTAGATTAAAATCTATATCTTGTAGACTATAAACTCCACGCAACTGATAAATGTCGGGATCGTATTTTCTGTCTCTATTTTCTAAAAATAGTAGGTCTTGAATATTGCTTACACTATCTCCTGTATAATTAGGAGTAGATGGTGTGTTTTCAGAACTTGTACCGGGCCCTATATACTTATGAACAAGTACATCCGTACCGCCAACCTGGAACATTTCCCAGGCGGTTTTATCTATAAATTTGTAGTCATTGCCCTTTTCGGGACGGTAAAGAGAGAGTCTTGGCATAGTAGTATATTTACCGCTACGATAAATAACAGTATGAGCCAAATTGATCAATCCAAACAAAGCGTGTACGATTACTGTAAAACCATGCTGGGCGACGGCATGATTGATGTAGAACTAGATCCTATACACTACGAAACTGCCCTAACCCGCAGTCTAGGCGTTTTCCGCCAACGTTCAGATAATGCTGTAGAAGAAAGCTATATGTTTTTGACACTTCAAGAAAATCAAAACGACTATATTCTACCAAAAGAAGTTCAGCAGGTACGACAGATTTTTAGACGATCAGTGGGCTCAAGAACCGGCAATGGTACTGGTGGCACTGTATTTGAACCATTCAACTTGGCCTATACAAATACCTATTTGTTATCATCAACAAACATGGGCGGCCTACTAACCTATGAATTGTTTAGTCAGTATCAGGAACTAGTAGGCAAAATGTTTGGATCATTTATTGGTTTTAATTGGCATCCACAGAGTCGAAAACTAACAATCTTACAGCGTCCCCGTGGATTTGAAGAAATCATGATACAGGTTTATAATACTAAGCCCGACTTTGCCATCATTGAAGATACCTATGCAGGGCAATGGATCAAAGACTATACATTGGCCAACTGTAAAATGATGCTTGGACAGGCACGTGAAAAATTTGCTCAAATTGCAGGACCCGGAGGCGGCAGCAGTCTCAACGGCGCTGCTATGAAATCAGAAGCAACTGCTGATTTGGAAAGATTGACTAAAGAACTAGAAACGCTAGTATCAGGTGGCAGCGGATACACATTCATAATTGGTTAAATTTATTTGACCTTATAAACTTTCTATAGTATAATGTATCTAATAGGAGACATTTATGATTATAGGAATATGCGGATTTATTGGCAGCGGCAAGGACACAGTCGCTGACTATCTAGTTAACTTCCACGAATTTAGAAGAGAAAGTTTTGCATCAACACTAAAAGATGCTGTTGCCCATGTATTCGGCTGGGACAGAACCATGTTAGAAGGGCGCACTAAAGAAGCTCGCGAATGGCGAGAGCAAGTTGATACTTGGTGGGCTGAACGATTAGACATGCCTACATTAACTCCTAGATGGGTATTACAATATTGGGGTACAGAAGTTTGCCGTAAAGCATTTCATGATGATATCTGGATTGCCAGTTTAGAAAACAAAATACGCAATAGTAAAGATCATGTGGTAATTAGTGATTGTCGTTTTCCTAACGAAATTGAAGCTATTAAAAAAGCAGGTGGAAAAATTTATTGGGTGCAGCGAGGTGATCTACCCGCATGGTATGAAGACGCCCTTAGCGCAAATCAAGGCAACAACGTTGGATTAAATTCTATGAAAATGAAAAAGATCCATGCCAGCGAGTGGGCATGGATTGGTTGTAAATTTGATGGAATTATAGATAACAACGGATCTATTGATGAATTATATGATCGATCAAAAGGCCTAGTAATCGGCGACGAGATCCCCTTGCCGCCACATTATTCCGTCCTTGCCTAACACAGTAGCACAGTTGACACAGACAGTTTTTAGATTGCTGTGCCTACAATTGTTGAGATCACCGTCAACGTGAAATACTCTAAAAACTTCAGAATGCATTGATTTAAAACCGCATTTATCACATTGTGATTTTATCCTATACCCTGCTCTAGCCCAGCGGGGTATTCCATGATTAACTCCGTGCGACATGCAGATTTCACATAGACTACGATAGTAAATCTTGTCATTCTTTTTATAATTAACAGCACGGGGTCGTTGTCCGCACCTACAAAGTGGTCTCATATATCTATTTACACCTTTTCAACCCCTTTTCTTCTAGGTATAACGTACCAATTTTAGCGGATACCGCTAAATAATATGAGCAACTATTACCAGGAGAATAGGGAATGGCACTAATATCACCCGGCGTACAAGTTACAGTAATTGATGAGAGTTTTTACACACCAGCAGAACCTGGTACGACTCCTCTTATTGTAATTGCAACCGCAGAAAACAAATCTAATGCAGCAGGTACAGGTACTGCCGCAGGAACAACACCGGCTAACACCGGCAAAGCATTTAAGATCACTAGTCAACGAGAACTTGTTGACACTTACGGTGTTCCTTTCTTTGAGAAGACAGCGTCTTCGAGCCCTATACATGGTGGCGAAAGAAACGAATATGGTTTACTAGCAGCATATAGCTTCTTGGGTGTATCTAACGCAGCATTCATTGTTCGTGCTGATGTCAATCTAGACGAACTTGAAGGTCAAACAACCGCCCCGGGAGCAGAGCCAGCAGATGGCGCATGGTGGTTTGATACAAGAGCAACATCCTGGGGTATCCAAGAGTGGAATGGCGCAGCAGCTACCACAACAGGCGGCCAGAAGTTTGCAGTAAAAACTCCATTGGTATTAACTGATGACGATACAGTAAAAATTGATTCAGGCACACGGAAACCAAAAGATTCAGTAGGCTCCATTGGTGATTATGCGGTGGTTGCACAAACTATCGGCAATACCGGCGAAGCTGGATTTAGCTTGTTTAAAGAGCCAGTTGTAATTTATTACAAGAGAAACACTACATTGTTAGGCGGCGACACCTGGGTAGAAGTTGGTAGCAACGACTGGGCACAAAGCCATCCTACAGTCAGCGGAGCAACTACTGTTGGCACATTAACACCTTCTAATACTTTTTATATTAACGGCACACTGATAACTGTTGTTTCAAATCTTACAACATTAGCTAACAATATTACATTAGCAGTAGACGGTGTTCAAGCAGTCGTAAGCAATAACAGATTATATTTGCATTCTGATAGCGGTAATTTATCAGCATCTGATGATTCAACAAATTCAGATGCTATTATTATTGCAGGTGGTGGTACAAATTCTGCAACAGCACTAACTGAGTTAGGTCTAGCAATTGGTACTTATTTCAGTCCAGCATTGCAACAAACTCCACACACAAGTGTTCCGGAGTGGAAATCAACAAACACTAAGCCACGCCCTACAGGTTCTGTATGGATCAAAACAACTGAGCCTAACTATGGTGCTCGTTGGATTGTCAAGCGTTGGAATGCAGCAACTAAGACATGGGTTGAATATTCAGCTCCTATCTATTCTAGCACACATGCAGCCCTTTACTACTTAGATCGTAGTGGTGGAGGCGTTGGAATCGCTGCAAACAGCCTGTTTGTTCAAAGTAATAGCACTGAAAATTCTTCTATCGATGCTACTCCAGAAACTACATCCTTTAGACTATGGAAGAGAGCAACTACAGGAAATACTGTAATTACTTCCGATGTCATTGGTTCCGGAACATTTAGCGTTGGTCAAAACACGTTTACGATTGCAGAATCATTAAAAGGTAGAGTAACATTAGGAACATCAAATGGCGCATTGCCTACTCCTGCATATGCTCCTGTCACTGTTTCTTTCTCAGCTCTTGGAAATTCTACTGATGCTGAAACACTAGCAACTGAAATTAATGCAGCCGGACTAACAAATGTTGAAGCTGCGGTTACTGCCGATAACGAAGTACAAATTTATCACAAACAAGGTGGTGATATGCGCTTCACAGACGGTACCTTTAATCCAATTACTAGTGTATTTGCAGCATATGATATCGACACAGGTGACGGTACACAAAATTTATATGCAGTAGGTACTGGAGCAACAGAAACTTTTGTAGCAACTAACTGGATTCCGTTAGCTGCCGACGATTATAATGCTACAGCATCCACTCCGTTGGCAGAACCACAAGATGGTCAATTGTGGTATAACCCAGCGTTTGATCAAGTTGACATGATGGTCCACAACGGCGAAATTTGGGTTGGATACAAAGATGCATCAAGTCCTTATACAGGAACTGATGTTAATGGTCCTATTGTTGCAGCCAGCGAGCCAACAAAACAAAGTGGCGGCAGTAATTTAGCCAACGGCGATCTTTGGATTAGTACAGCAGATTTAGAAAACTTTCCAACTATCTATCGCTATGATGGATTAAATTTAGAATGGGTTTTAGTTGACAAAACAGATCAAACTACAGAAGACGGTGTTCTATTTGCCGATGCACGTTATGGTGCAAGTGGTGCAACCGGTAATACAGCAGCAACGATTAAAGACTTGTTAAGCAGTAACTATGTAGACTTTGACTGTCCAGATCCAGCACTATATCCAAAAGGTATGTTGTTATGGAACCTACGTAGAAGTGGTGGCAACGTTAAACGTTATGCTAACAGCTACATCGATACAGCAGCTAAGAACGTCCGCTACGAAGCATTTTATAACGATGCCGGCAATAGTCCAGTAATTGGTGACGGACAAAGTGCTTATGCAACTGATCGTTGGATTACAGCTTCTCCAAATAACGAAGACGGTTCAGGATCATTTGGTCGTAAAGCTCAACGTGCTCTAGTTGTACAAAAACTAAAGAGCGTTATCGATACAAGTTCAGAAATCCGTGACGAAGAGCGTAGAAACTTTAACCTAATTGCTTGCCCTGGATATCCAGAAGCATACAGCAACTTGATCAACTTGAACTTAGATCGCGGCATGACAGCGTTTGTTCTAGGTGATACACCATTACGATTACCATCGGATGCAACAAGCCTAACAGCTTGGGGCACTAATGCTAACGGAGCACTAGACAACGGTGATACAGGTATTGTTAGCTATGACGAGTATTCAGCAGTTTGGTATCCAAACGGATTTACCACAGACTTGGGCGGTGCTAACGCAGTTGTTCCAGCAACACACATGATGTTGCGTACAATCGCTCTAAGCGACCAAGTTAGCTATCCATGGTTTGCACCAGCAGGTACAAGACGTGGTGGTATTACCAATGCAACAGGCGTTGGCTACATTGATGCAGCAACTGGTGAATTCCAGTCAGTGGCATTGAACGAAGGTCAACGCGATACATTGTATGATCTAAAAGTTAATCCAATTCCATTCTTTGTTGGAGTTGGTCTAGTTGCGTACGGTCAAAAGACTCGTGCAAGAAATGCATCAGCATTAGATCGTATTAACGTAGCACGTTTAACAGTATATCTACGTAGTCAGTTGACTAAACTTGCTCGTCCTTATATCTTTGAACCAAATGACAAGATTACACGAGACGAGATTAAAGGCGCTGTTGAGAGTCTATTGATCGAGTTGGTAGGCTTACGTGCTCTATATGACTTCGCAGTAGTTTGCGACGAGTCTAATAACACAAATGCAAGAGTCGATCGCAACGAGCTATGGGTAGATATTGCTATTGAGCCAGTAAAAGCGGTAGAATTTATTTACATTCCATTGCGTATTAAGAATACAGGAGAAATTTAAAAATGGCACTAACTTCCTTAAATAGAATTTCGGTTCCTACTTCAAACGGCAACAGCGGCACTGCGCTGCTGATGCCAAAACTAAAATATCGCTTTAGGGTGCTATTGCTAGGTTTTGGTGTTGAAGCTAGTACAGAATTAACAAAACAAGTTTCTGACGTTACTAGACCAACAGTAACTTTTGAAGAAATGACAATTGAGATCTACAACTCAAAGGTCAAACTTGCTGGTAAACCATCGTGGGGCGATTTTACATTGAATCTTCGTGATGATGCTAACGGACAGGTGCAAAAGATTGTTGGACAACAGATCCAGAAACAATACGATTTCATGGAACAGGCTTCTGCACGTTCTGGTATTGATTATAAATTCCAAATGAACATCGAAATGTTAGATGGTGGCAACGGAACATTGGAACCAAACATCCTTGAAAAATGGGAAATTTATGGTTGTTTTGTTTCTGAAGTAAACTACGGTGAAGCTAACTACGGAACAAACGAACCAATGTCTATAGCACTAACCATCAAGTGTGATAATGCTGTTCAGTTTGCAGGTGCAAACGGTACAGGCCCAGAGCGTGGTATCGGAGCACTGGTTGGAAGAACTATTGGCGAATCAGTAACTGGTCGCGGTTAATAGTTTTAACTATTAAAAAACCTGGATTAAACTCCAGGTTTTTTTACGACTAAATAATTGTATGTCAAATGTATTCACAAGATTTCTTGGTGGTGTCGGAGACGGCCTACTAACACCTAAAGGTGGCCTAGCCAGCTGGCGCCATGCTAGCAGATTGTTTGTAGAAAACGGCTACAGGATGATGCCTCGTAGCAAGTTCATGTTCTATGTGAAATTTGAAATTAACAAGAGCGTGTTAACATCTGCAACATTTACAAACACTCATGCTGATGAAATTGGCTATTTGATAAAAAGTACAGATCTACCCAAGTATAAATTTGAAACAGTCACTAAAAATCAATACAATAGAAAACACATAATTTATAAAAACTTCAGTTATGAAGGCATCAGCATGAAATTTCATGACGATACCGCTGGCGTTATAAATGCGTTATGGGCATTGTATATGGGATCATATGTACAGGATCGACATAATCCAGAAGCTGCATTTTCAAAAACTAACCTACAGGCATCAGGAACAGCATTTGAAGGTTTTAGATACAGCCTAGACAGACAAGGAAAAACAGTAGACTTCTTTGACTCTATTACCATATTTACTATGAGTCGAAGACGTTTTTTAAGTTATAAACTAATCAATCCAAAAATAACAAGTTGGCAGCACGGTGATGCTGGTTATTCGGCAAATGAGTTTAATGAGATGTCAATGAATATAGAATACGAATCGGTTGTTTACGGTTCTGGAAATGTTTCACGTGACACACCCAAAGGCTTTGCCAATCTTTATTATGATAATGTACCTAGCCCGTTGACTGTAGCAGGTGGCGGCGTAGGAAATCTATTAGGTGAAGGCGGAGTACTAGATGGTTTAGAAGGTATATTCGGGGACGTTGCAGGCGGATCAGCATTTGGCAGTGTGGGTGGATTTTTAGGGACAGCCATAAAAGCAGTGAACACCGCAAAGAATATTGGAAAACTATCTGGTGCAAGTTTACGGAACGAAGCTATTAATGTTTTAAGTAGTCCGGCAGCGATTAGTGGAATTATAGGTAGTGTTGGCGGAATAGTAGGATTAGTATTGCCTAAAAATTCTGGAAATATCGACAATACTCCAGCCACACAACGATCAATAGTACCTCCCGTCCAAGACCTTGGAGAATTTTTATAATGCCTAGTTTACCAATACCAGTAAAACAAGATAGTGCAGCCGGCACAAAATTATTTTTTGATCAATATGGTCAGCAGCCTTTAGAATTTAGTGCCAATGAAGTAACTGCGGCAATTGCTTTTTTTCAAAGCAGAGGGTTTGATGACGATGCCGCAACACTAACTGCTCAAGTATTATTAAAACAAGCAAAAGTTGACGGTACTCCTGTTTTTAAAATCATTGACACATTAAAAACATTCAACGGAGTTCAAATTAGTGCCGTTGTTGCTGAAATACTTAACAATAACAGATCATCTACCAGCACATTAGGCTATCGAGTTGATATATTTGAAAAACTAAATCAAACTAGAAATATTTTTGCATAATGGCTAAATTTGCACAAGGGCGTTTCGAAGTTAAGAATGCCGACAAATATGTAGGAAAGAAACAACCACTGGCTCGTAGCAGTTGGGAGTTTATTTTCATGAAGATGTTAGACGAACATCAGGGTGTACAGAGCTGGGCTAGTGAAAGCATACAGATTCCATACAGAGATCCATTAACAGGAAAATATACAATATATGTTCCTGATTTTTTTATTGTATACGTAGACAAGAACGGTAAAAAACATGCAGAGGTCATTGAAGTAAAACCATTGAGTCAAACACGGTTGGAAAATGTAGGAAAGAGTCAATACAATCAACAACAGTATGTTAAGAATATGGCAAAATGGGAAGCTGCACAAGCATGGTGCAAACAACAAGGTATTCGATTTAGAATCGTAAACGAAGGTGATATTTTTCACCAAGGCTCCAAACGGAAATAAGTAAAGTATGACTAAAAAATTAGAAGAGCTTTTTAATTTGGAAGAATCAAAACCTGCAAAGGAAGAAGTTGTTCCAGAAGTAAAAGTTGACCATACTGAAGTACGCAGCCTAGACGATAGCTACAAAGCGGTAGCTGAAATTACTCGCGGACTGCCACAGATCAAAGAGCTTGACGATCTAGATGATAACGAGTTAGAAAATCTAGCTTCAAAAGCCGAACAAGCCTATGACGATCTAATGGATCTGGGTATGAATGTAGAAGTACGATATAGCAGTCGAATTTTTGAAGTTGCAAGTTCAATGCTTGGACATGCAATTACTGCAAAAACCAATAAGATTGAAAAAAAACTAAAGGCTGTAGATCTACAGCTTAAAAAGTACAAGATAGATAAAGACAATAACGAAGATCCAAATGATGTTCTTAACGGTGTTGGCTACGTAATAACTGATCGAAACGATCTTATTAAAAAATTAAGCGGAAAAGCATAAATACTACTATGAAAACTTTCAAAGAATATCTTGCCGAGGGTAAAAAATCATACAGCTTTAAGATTAAAGTTGCTGGTGATTTGCCCGAAGATTTCCAATCAAACTTGAAAACATCTCTAGAAAGATGTAAAGTTATGAAAATGGAAAAAATCAGTACAACACCAATCCAGGCAGTGCCCATGGATTTTCCAACCATGAAGAACTGTGAAGTTCACGTATTTGAAGTTGCTTGCGAATACCCAATTACAGGTCCTGAAATCAGTAGTGATATCAAGAGCATGGGCTTAGATGAAACTTGTTTTAGAGTAAGAGGCAGCAACGAATCTTCCGAAACTGATCAAGGTGAAACAGAAATTTTAAACGCTGACGGGTTATTAACAGACAGTCAGTATAAGGAAGCCGCTAATGTCAAACACAAAGATTTCTTTGGAGATGACTTTAACAAGAGCTTCTTAAAAGATTTAAGCAAAGTTGCTAAACAACAAAAGAAAGACAACGGTCAGTCAGAGTATAAACTGCCTAAGGCCAAAACTGATAAGACAGGCGTAAAAAGCGCCTTAGGGAGTTAATATGAATTTCAATGAATTAATGCAAAGAATGCGCGAGCTTGACCAACCAGCAGTAGAAGCTTGCGGAGATCCTATGGGAATGCCTGCTCCAACTATTCCTTCTAAACCAGATGAGCCGCCTCCAAGCATGAGCGTGAACCTCAATGCACAGGGCATGGACAACATTGCTGAATTAATGAAGTTGATGACCAAAGTCAATCCAGACATGATTAATCAACCAGCACCAATGGCGATGCCTCCAATTAGTGCAGAACCTAGTATTATGAGTATCAAACCACCAATGCCAGGTATAGGTGATCTAGGCAATCTAGATTCAGGTCCATTAAAAATGTTGCCTGACTTAGACAAAAAAGAACCTCACAGTGAACCTGATGCAGATAACATGGGTGGTCCTAGTGACATGGATGCAGACAATATGCCTCCAATGGGTGATCTAGACCGTGACGATAAAGGCATTGACTCTATTCAAAAGTCTATGGGCGATCGTGACGGCGACGGCGATCATGACATGGACGATCACGACATGGAAAAAGACGACGAAAAAGATGGCAAGAAAGACAAGGAAGAAGCATTTGGTAATGCTCCTACTGACGCACCAGATCAAGAATATCGCGGCATGGATGCTGCTATTCCAGACGGCGACGACTTAAACAAGCCAAAGAAAAGTTTTAGCGGTAAACCATATCGTGGCGACAATCCTATGGCTGCTGGCGCTTACGAAAGCAAAGAAGAACTACGTGCTAGTATCAAAGAAGAACTACGTGCTCGTTTAGCAGAAGCTAAGTTTGACCCTTTAAAGCATGTTAAGAATCCTACACAAGGTGAAAAAGATGCTGCCAAAGATGTCAAGCGTGGTAGCTATGCAGATCGTGCAGCCATGTTGAAGTCTGCTGAAAAAGACGGCCGTTTGAAAAAATAATTAGTTTACAGCAATACCAAAAAGCATCCTTCGGGGTGCTTTTTTTATGTAAATAACACTATGTCAAAATCATTAGATGGCGTATTAATTAAGAAAGCTCATGCTCCTCAAAGGTATACCCTAGAGGAAGTCAAGCATCTTGAAGCCTGCATGGATCCTATAACTGGTCCATTGTATTTTTGTAAAAACTTTTTAAAAATTCAACATCCTGTTCGAGGTTCAATTCCCTTTGAGCCCTATGAATATCAAGAACGTCTAATTGAATCTTATCACAATAATAAACAGTGTATTGCCATGTTGCCTAGACAGATGGGCAAGACCACGTGTGCTACTGGTTATCTATTATGGTATACAATGTTTATTCCAGAAGCACAGGTGTTAATTGCTGCTCACAAGTATGAAGGTGCGCAAGATATTATGAACCGCTATCGATATGGTTATGAAAACTTGCCCGACTTTATTCGTGCTGGGGTACACAGTTATAATAGAAACACCATTGAATATGATAATGGCGCACGTATACAGGCAACAACTACTACAGAAAATACAGGTCGTGGTAAATCTCTTTCGTTAATTTATTGTGACGAGTTTGCGTTTGTGCAACCACCAGAAAAAGCCAAAGAGTTCTGGACTGCACTATCACCTACATTATCAACAGGTGGTAAGTGTATTATTACATCAACCCCAAACAGTGATGAAGATCAGTTTGCGCTTATTTGGACAGAAGCTAATAAGAAGTTTGATGAGTTTGGCAACGAACAAAAATTAGGTCAAAACGGATTTGCTTCGTTCTTTGCACATTGGGCAGAGCATCCAGACCGCGATGACAAATGGGCACAAACTGAGCGTAGTAAGATTGGTGAAGAACGTTTCCGCCGTGAGTTTGATTGCGAGTTCTTGATTTTTGACGAAACGCTAATCAACGCAGTACGTCTTGCAGAAATGAAAGGTATTGATCCTATAATGACCATGGGTCAAACCCGCTGGTACAAAGACATTGATCCTAGGGCAACATACCTAGTGTCGTTAGATCCTAGCTTAGGCACAGGTGGAGACTATGGTGCTATTCAAGTATTTGAAATGCCTAGTATGGAACAGGTAGCAGAGTGGCGACATAATCTAACTCCTATACAAGCACAGGTTAAACATCTACGAGAAATATGCAAGTACATTCAAGACCGTGGTATGGAAAAAGGCAGTGCTCCTCAACTATACTATTCGGTGGAAAATAACACTCTAGGTGAAGCTGCTCTAATTGTGATCAATAACATAGGTGAAGAGAATTTTCCAGGTTTATTCCTTTCTGAGCCGATTCGTAAGGGTCATGTACGCAAATTCAGAAAAGGATTTAATACTACTCACAAGTCAAAAATCACTGCTTGTAGCCAGGTTAAACACATGTTAGAAACAGGAAAAATGAAAATTTCTAGTAAACCCTTAATTTCTGAATTAAAGACGTTCGTAGCACACGGAGTAGGATTTGGCGCAAAAACAGGCGAACACGACGACCTAGTAAGTGCTATGCTACTAATCATAAGAATGGCTGGCATATTATCAGACTGGGATCCCAAGATCTACGAAAAAATGACAGAAAAAATAACCGAAGATCAAATGCCAATGCCGATATTTGTGTCTAGTGGTTTTTGATAAATATAACTATGGACGCAACAAACAATATAGCCACCGATTTATTCTATAAAATTAGAAGCCGCTTCAAAGGCCTAAAATTAGGCGATAGTAGCGGCGCTATCACTATCAATCCCGAGGATGCTCGCTTCTTTGATTTTGATTATATGGAAGGTGAAACAGCCATTGGACATGTTAGTATTAGCCTAGCAGAACAAAGTTCACTGAAGGTATATTTCTCTACAGGAATTACAGAGTCAATGGACGGCAATCAAAAAACAAATTGGTACGGATTTTTAAAAGAGTTAAGACAGTTTGCCAAGCGTAGACTAATGGCGTTTGACACTAGAGATATTGCTAAAGATAATCTAGATCAACGAGATTATGAATTTCTAAGTCAAAACAATCAACCTAAAGAACAACCAAACACAGTGGTTAAACCTGTTGGAGAAAGCATTATGAGTGAAAGCGCACTATACGGATCAAAGACCGTTAGTTATCAAAAGTTAATGGATACACGTCTAATTATCAAACACAGTCAAGCAGTTATGGATGATGCAGCACCCGGTGCTAGAAGCAGAAACATTTCTGGACTGTTTGTGGAAAATCAAGACGGTGAACGTTTTAAGTATCCGTTCATTCACCTAGCAGGCGCTCGTGCAATGCAGAGACATGTGGCCAACGGTGGTGTTCCTTACGACGATCTTGGCAAAAGTATTATCAACATGAGTGAAGAAATTGCTCAACTAAAGAGCTTTGGCAATTATGTTGTGCGTAATGACTTAATGAATTCAGAAACTAATAATGTTGTAGAAAGATCAGCAGAGCAATTAAACAAATTGCGTGAACAAATCAAGGCAATGAGCAAGCAAAGTCATTACGAACAATATCGTGAATCATTCCAGGCACAGCCACAAGAAGAAGTTCCACAAGAATTTGTAGAAGAGTTTACAGAAAAATTCACAGTTAGAAACTTCAAAGAAGATATTAAAAATGTGTTCCCAGTCTTGTATAGACTAATGAAAGAAAGCGACATAGGCTATGACGACATAGTCGCAATGACAACTGCAACACAAGGAACCGACGAACAATTAGAACTCGAAGAACATTCAGAGTTTGATCGTTTTGAATCTTGGGTTATGGGGTTAGGCGAAGATTCTGCTATTGCTAGTCAAGATCCAGAAGAACAACAGACAGCAAAACAAGAATTACAAGAACTAGTAGGACAAGCATTTTCCGTTGGAGTCGACGGTAGTAATGCCATTGAAAGTCTAAAAGGCATCATTGAAGATCCTACACTATTCAAAGAGATTAAAGAAGCAGCAAAATTGGATCCAGATGCAGATGTTAGAGGACTAGTCAAAGATTGGTTAGAATCTAATGTGCCAGAGGCACTTGAAGGCCTAGACTTTGGCGACTTCCAAGAAGAAGAGCCGGCCGGTGAACAACCGCCAGAAGGCGAGGAATTACCTCAAGAAGCAGCAGACGGTCCTAACAAAAGTGATGTTCCAGCATATCTACGTAAACAAAAAGGCGAAGATCCAATGACTCTAAAGGATCTAGAAGATGAAAAAACTAAATCTCCAACAAGCTCAGCAGGCCTAGCACGTAGAAAACAAGAATTAGGAATGGGCGAAGCTGATAATGAACCCGGTGAAAAAGATGATGATCCCCCATTTGATCCGGATCCAACACCAAGCAAGCCAGTGACACCTGGTAAGCATGGTCAAGAGTATTCTAAGGCTAAACATCTAGCACAGCAAGGTATAAAGAAGGCAATGAATGTACAAGAACTTGCAGAATTTATTCACAGTTTTTATGATCGTGAATCAGGAACATTCCCTAAAGGTCCAGAAGGCGTTTCTATTATGGTAGGCAAGAAGTTTGGTGAACAGGCAGAAATGATTGCTCGCAAAATGGTAGAAAGAATGGCACCACAACAACAAGATCCACAGATTGCAGAATTGGCTCGTATTAGGGAACTTGCAGGCTATTAAGATTGTTCGTAGCAGTTAGAGTCTAGTTAACTCTATTAGATTGGGCACTTAGGTGCCCTTTCTTTTGGCTAAATCAGTTGTCAACGGAATTGTAGGCTACAGCGTTATATATATACGCAGGGACAATTCTTTGCGTATAACATAAAGGAAACTTTAAAATGAAATCAGCAATCGCAATCGTAGTAGCATCATTGTTTGCAGTATCAGCATTTGCCCAGGCACCTGCTGCTAAGAAAGAAGAAGTTAAGCCAGCAGCACCAGCAGCAAGTGCTACTGCACCAGCTAAGGCAGAAGCCAAAAAGGACGAGAAAAAGCCTGCCAAAAGTGAGCCTGCTAAGAAAGACGCACCTAAAGCAGACGCAAAGCCAGCCGCTAAGTAATCGAGATCTAGAAGACAGTGATAGTTTTGTCGTTGATGATGAAATTACATTTGGACGCAATCTAAGATCACATACATTTGGTAAACTTGTTGAAGACGATGATTTATCAGATTATGTAAAATTTAGATTGTGGCTAGCTAGACAAAGAGCAATGGCAGCATATAGAGAAAAGTGGGCATGACCCACTTTTTTCTTTTGGCAAAATAATATTAAAAAAATAGCAGATAATCATTGACCTTGATAAATAAAAAGCGCATAATAATACATGTGCATAAGGCATATAAACATTTTAGGCATAACATAGGAGGCATATAAAATGGCTACATTAGCAGAAATCCGTGCGAAACTTCAAGAAGCACAATCAAAGTCCACAGGACAATCCACCGGCGGTGGAGACAACGCAATTTACCCACATTGGAACATGCAAGAAGGCAAGGAAGCGGTTATCCGTTTGCTACCCGATGGCAACTCAGCCAATACGTTTTTCTGGGTAGAACGTGCAATGATCAAATTGCCGTTCGCAGGCATCAAAGGTGAAACAGACAGTCGTCCAGTGCAGGTACAAGTACCTTGCGTGGAAATGTACAACGACGGTTCAGTTTGTCCTATCCTTTCAGAAGTACGTGGCTGGTTCAAGGATAAGAGTTTGGAAGAAATGGGTCGCAAGTACTGGAAGAAGCGTTCATACATTTTCCAAGGCTTCGTTGTTGAAGATCCAATCGGTGAAGATAAGAAACCAGAAAATCCAATCCGTCGATTCATTATCGGTCCACAGATTTATCAAATCATTCGTTCAGCTTTGATGGATCCAGAGTTGGAAGAATTGCCAACTGACTACCTCAAGGGTGTAGACTTCCGTATTGCCAAGACATCGAAAGGTGGCTTTGCTGATTATTCTACATCAAAGTGGAGCCGTCGTGAGCGTTCATTGACCGAAGTTGAAGCGGCAGCATTAGAGGCACATCAACTGCACAATCTGTCAGACTTCTTGCCCAAGAAGCCAACTGACGTTGAACTCAAGGTCATGAAAGAAATGTTTGAAGCGTCAGTTGACGGTGAAGCATATGACATGGATCGTTGGGGTCAATATTTTAAGCCAGCAGGTATGGGAGCCGCAACAGGTGATCCACATCGTGCAACAGCTAATACATCAACACCGGCTGCTAAAGCCAGTGAAGATTTTGATGAGGAGCCTGCTCCGGTAGCCAAGCCTACGGCAGCGGCGCCAGCAGCTTCAACTGAAGGTGCAAGTCGTGCGCAAGACATCCTTGCCATGATTCGCAACCGTCAGAAGTAATTTAGCTAAACATAGAGTGCGGGTCAATCTCGCACTCTTTTTTCAATAAGGCATAATAATATGGCAAAAGCATTTGATATTTCTAAATTTAGAAAGTCAATAACTAAGAGTATCGATGGACTTAGTATTGGCTTTAACGACCCAACTGATTGGGTTAGTACAAACAACTACGCATTAAACTATCTTATCAGCGGAGACTTTAATAGAGGTATTCCTCTGGGCAAGGTCACTGTATTTGCTGGTGAATCAGGTGCAGGTAAATCGTTTATCTGTTCAGGCAACCTAGTAAAGAACGCACAGCAAGCTGGTATCTATCCTATTTTGATTGATACTGAAAACGCACTCGACGAAGCATGGCTACACGCACTTGGTGTAGATACAAGTCCAGAAAAGTTGTTGAAACTTAACATGGCCATGATTGACGACGTGGCAAAAACTATTACAGAATTTATTGCAGAATACAAAACTATGGATGAGGCAGATCGTCCTAAGGTACTATTCATTATTGATTCGTTGGGTATGTTGTTAACGCCAACTGACATTAATCAGTTCCAAGCAGGTGACTTGAAAGGTGACATGGGTCGTAAGCCTAAAGCATTAACAGCACTTGTTCGTAATTGTGTTAATATGTTTGGCGCTTATAATATTGGTATGGTATGTACCAATCACACATACGCTAGTCAGGATATGTTTGATCCCGATGACAAGATCAGTGGCGGACAAGGTTTCATCTACGCAAGTTCCATTGTGGTTGCTATGCGTAAATTAAAACTGAAACTTGATGCAGACGGCAACAAGACCACTACAGTACAAGGCATTCGTGCTGCCTGTAAGATCATGAAGACTCGTTATGCAAAGCCGTTTGAAAGTGTACAGGTGGAGATTCCTTACGAAACAGGTATGAGTCCTTATAGTGGATTAGTCGATCTGTTTGAAGCTAAAGGTCTGCTTAAGAAAGAAGGAAACAGTCTTGTCTACACTACCAAGGACGGCGAAATCATCAAACAATTCCGCAAGGCATGGGAAAAGAATGAGAAAGATGGATTGGATATTGCAATGGCAGACATTTCAAAACACGGTGAAATTTCCACTTCTGAGATAACTACTACAGTTGAATCAGACTTGGAGGTCAACGAATGAAAGACGATTTAATTGCTGATATCTGGACATTGGTTATTGAACATATTCCAGAGAAACACAGAAAAGACTTAGCTGCCGACTTTGTTAATACACTATTGGATTATGGTATCAAAGAATCTACTCTTGAAAGCCTTTTAGGAGTTGACCCATATTTAGATACTGCGATCGAGTACAGTATTGATGGTGAAGAAGTTGAAGACGACGTGGAAGAAGATTACTACGACGAAGATGAGGAATAAATGAATTGGTATGATCGAGTCTCTAAGGATATTTCAAACATTCCTGATGCTGTGGCTTATTATGAAGCTGAATTAATTCAAGCAAAACAAGATGTCCGCGTAGCGGGAAACATCGAGAAGGCCTCTGCGCAAATGCCCGGCATTGTAGAGAATCGATTTAACCAACTTCAAGAAATTGAAGGTATTTTAGAATATCTTAATATTGAACTTCGTAGACTTCGTAGTCAACACTTCCGTAAATATCTTGAAAACTACCAACGTCAGTTAAGCTCTAGAGACTGTGAAAAGTTTGTAGAAGGCGAAGCTGACGTGGTAGACTTTGAAAAAATTATCAATGACTTTGCTCTTCTACGCAACAAGTGGTTAGGCATTATCAAAGCATTAGACATTAAACAATGGCAATTATCAAACATTGTTAAACTTAGAACAGCTGGATTAGAAGACGCATCTCTTTAAAAATTATTTTTTTCTTTTAAAGTTGGTAGTAGATATATTATTATTATTCAATACTATTAAATCTCTATTATAATTTTGCCATGTTATAATTTTATTTCCTAATAATGTATCTGCATGATATGCAAAATTTTCATCTATCCATGTTATTAGTTTAGCAGCTCCATTAGGAGTAATAATATATGCTTGAGCACCTACTTGCCATGTTCCGGTAAACATGTCGTCTTTGACACTTGAATATGATATACTAAACAATTTTAGAACATCAGTAGATACTTCTATTGGTTTCCAAAAATCAGTAATAATTGCATCGTGTTCTAAGACAATAATCGGTTCATTTATATCGATAGATGTTTTCCATAATAAGTAATGACTTAAAAAACATCCTTGAACTCCTTTTCTTTTTAAAAATTTTGATCTCTCGCCTTTGATGTTTTCTGGTAATCGTATATTATAGTAATCCCAATCGTTTATTGATAAATTATAGCCATTGATAGCATCAAATTTTTTAAGACTCCAACCAAATAATGTGCCCGATTCAATACATTGATCACTTAGATGTTGACTATGAGGATGATTGGGGATTGTTATAACAAACGCCTTTGGCTGAGCATTAATTATCATAGTTTGCTTGCCCCCACCTCTCTTTACGTTTTCCAGCGTAGTGATCTGCGTAAAGACCAAAAGTGCGTTTTACTGGATTCCATTCTCTAAAATCTAACGGAGTAAATTGAATGTTATTATCAAAAAACATTTTATTTAACAATCCTTGGCCGTGCAGTTCGTATTCTACCTCTAAATATTTAGATATTTGGTTCCGTGTAGCATTTAATATATCTTTTGTCAAGTACATAAACCCTGCATTGAAATATCTCTCACGAGGCATAGACAGTGTTAATGCTAAATTTTCTACAGATTTTCCTTGATCAGGCACAGCATGAAATTTATTACCACAGAGGTCAAATAAATTTGGCGCATTATTTTTAATGATATAATCAGAATCAAAATAAATTATAGAATCATAATTAACAAAATCAAACGCTTTTAATTTTTGATAATCTAAATGTCTATTTGTTGCCGGCGCATAATCAGACGGATTAGTTAACAAGTAGTAATCGGCGCCACATTTTTTAGCATATTCTCTTGCTTTTGTTTCACTAACATGATACATTTCCGAGTGAAACGTGTAGGTAGTAACAATGTCTGTTTTTATATAATTTGGAACATTAATTTGAAATATTAATTTTTTCATAGAATTCTCATAACCTAGTACTTATCATCTAAATAAATACTTGTATAATTTAAAGGACGAATAATGAAATCTTTAGTAACCGGTGGCGCAGGATTTATAGGATCACACATTGTAGATAAATTGATTACATTAGGGCACGAAGTTATTGTAATAGATAACGAAAGTTCAGGAGTTCACGAACATTTCTATCATAATAGCAATGCGCTATATTACAAATATGATATTGCTGATTATGGATTAACTAAAGATTTATATAGGAATGTTGACTACGTATTTCATTGTGCTGCTGAATCAAGGATACAACCTACAATTTTAAATCCTTTAGGAGCTGTTAGAACTAATGTAGTAGGAACAACTACAGTATTACAGTGTTCGAGAGAAAATAATGTAAAAAAAGTAATGTATTCTTCAACCTCGTCGGCATACGGTTTAGCAAACAAGCCGCCATTAAACGAAACAATGCCAGATGATTGTTTAAATCCCTATTCTGTTTCTAAAGTATCAGGTGAAAAAATCTGTGCTATGTACACCAAATTATTTGGAGTTAAAACTGTAACTTTTAGATATTTTAATGTTTACGGTCCTAGAGAGCCTATTAAAGGACCATATGCACCGGTAGTCGGATTATTTTTGCGACAATTTAGAGCTAGCGAAGTGTTAACTGTTGTTCCTGACGGAACACAACGTAGAGATTTTACTCATGTAGACGATGTAGTAAATGCAAACATTCTAGCAATGACTGTTGAACACAATCATTACGGAGAGATATTTAATGTAGGAACTGGCACTAATCATTCTGTATTAGAACTTGCGGCAATGATTTCTGACCAAACAACCATGATCGAGCCTAGACTAGGTGAGGCATATATTACTCTAGCCGACAATACTAAAATTAAAAAAGTGCTAGGATGGGCGCCAACTAAAAATATTGAAGAATATGTTAAAAGAGAACTGTTAAAGTGACCTATGTCGTTTGTTAATAGTTTCAACACGCTCTAACAATTCCAAACTCATGCCAGCGTCAATGGCTTGTTCGCAAATGGCTGCAACATCTTTTGGAAAACATGCGCCACCGAATCCAAACTTGCCGTCGGGCCCTGGAACATCCCAATGCGTGTGTCCTAGTCTAGTGTCATTTTTAGCTATTTCTTTAATGTCTTCCCAATTAACATTAAAGTGTTTCGCTAACTGATAGAACTCGTTCATAAATGTTACTTTTGTAGCCATAAAAGAATTGGCCAAATATTTGAACATCGATGCTGTTGTAATATTAGTTCTATGATAATGTGTTGCAGCAACAGTACTAGTAGAAATTATTTTTATTGCTTGTTCTACATTTTTGTCTTTACCACCTACTAACACCCACGTTGCTGATTCGTAATCGGCCGTAGCATTTGCCGCTGTTAAAAATTCAGGAGCATGAACAATGTTAGGATATTTACTTTCAAGATACGCATAAACGCCCGGCGGTACTGTACTTTTACAAATAATAATATTATTGTAATCTATTAATTCTGCTAGTACAGATTTTACAAAACTGTCATCACAATGGCCGTCTTCTAACATAGGAGTAGGAACACAGATATAAACTGCATCGCAAGTTTTAATTTCTTCTAAAGAAGCAGAGTTGTCTCCTAATTTTGGATCACGAGCAACAACTTTGTGGTGTCTGTGTGTCCATGCAACTGCTGATCCTACATATCCTAATCCAAAAATACCAATTTTCATAACTGTCCTTATTTAATTTATATTTAGTGGGCATATTATCTAAATAAATAAAAAAAGAAATATATGAGGACCAAATGTTAAAAATACCATTTACTAAAGAATCGAGAATTGATCTGATTGACCTAGCAATTAAAAAAACTAAATCTAAAAAATATTTAGAAATAGGTTGCGATAAAAATAAAGTTTTTAATAATGTTGCATGTGAACATAAAGTGGGTGTAGATCCTGTAAGAGGTGGCACACATCGAATGTACAGCGATGAGTTTTTTAAACAAAACACAGAAACATTCGATGTTGTGTTTATTGACGGATTACATTATTATGAACAAGTTAGTAACGATCTAAATAATGCGCTAGAATGTTTAAATCCGGGTGGAATTATTATTTTACATGATATGCTGCCAATAAGCGAAGAAGAAGCAGTTATTCCAATTCCTTTAAAAAAACAAATATGGTTGGGTGATGTTTGGCGACTAGCGTTTGACCTTGCTAATAGAGAAGATATTGAATTTAAATTAGTATTGATCGACAACGGTTGCGGTATAGTGTTTAAAACTCCTACAACAAAAAATAAAATAGAAGTTGGAAGTACTTGGGAATTTTATTTTAATAATTGGAATAAATTGCCATTAGTTTCATTTGAACAAATAAAAAAAGAGTTGGTATAATATGCATCCTTCGTCAATTGATAATATGAAAAAGGCAGTAGCACTTTTAAATTTAAATAATAATTTAACTGTGTTAGATGTTGGCGGCCGTGGGTTAGGAGGGGATCGATCATATTATCATATTTTTAAAGATATTTCTACAACCTATCATATTGCTGATATAGTAGCTGGCGAAAACGTTACTCACGTTATGCCTGAACCGTATTCTATACCAGCTGATGATAATTTTTATGACATAGTTGTTAGCGGTCAAACATTAGAACATGTAAAAAATCCATTTAGATTAATGCACGAGATGAAACGAGTTGTAAAATCATCTGGATTTATAATTTGTATAGCCCCTAGTACAGGACCAAGACATGATGTTATTGATTGTTGGAGATTCATGGACGACGGATTTAAAGCAATTGCTGAAGAAACAAACTTAAAAATAGTTGCAGACTGGATTGACATTGCGTACGATAAGGCTTCTAGAAAATGGAATGATCATGTATTTGTTGGACAAAAAATATGAAAACAATTGTAATTGCAACAGGTGGATTTGATCCAATTCACTCCGGACATATCAACTATATTAAAGAGGCCAAAAAGCTAGGTGATGTATTAATCGTGGGTGCAAACTCCGACGCCTGGCTACGCCGTAAGAAAGGGCAAGAGTTTATGCCTTGGGAAGAACGTGCCAACATACTAAATGCTATTAAAGACGTAGATCGAGTTATCAATTTTGACGATGCAGACGGAAGTGCCAAAGATGCTATTAGAAAAGTTAGAGCAATAGACCCAAGTGCTCGAATAATCTTTGCCAACGGCGGCGATAGAACAAAAGAAAATATCCCAGAAATGGATCTACTTGAGGAAATGCTTCATTTAGAATTTGTATTTGGCGTAGGCGGCGAACATAAAATGAATTCTAGTTCGTGGATTCTACAAGAATGGAAAGCTCCTAAGACTGAACGCCCGTGGGGTTATTATCGTGTACTGCATGAAGTAGATGGAATGAAAGTTAAAGAGCTAACTGTTGATCCAGGTAAAAGTCTTAGTATGCAACGACATCAATTACGTGCAGAATACTGGATAGTTAGTGAAGGTCAATGTGTAGTTAATAGCATGATGCCTAATGGATATAAACTACCTTCAAAAGAATTAGAACGACATCAAGAGTTTAAAATTCCATTAACCGACTGGCATCAATTAACTAATCCGTTTGATGTTCCCTGTAAGATCGTAGAAATACAGTACGGACAATTATGTATCGAAGAGGACATAGAACGTTTATGAACAACTGGATATTTTTAAGCAAAGAAGGCAAAGACGAATATATTAACATGTTTGCTATAGGCTCAGGTGGCCGAGTAGTTAACACTGACGATTTTAAATATTCAGAAACAGATGATCCTATTGTGTTGAGAGGTATTCTTAAAAAGAAAATAATACAAAAATGCTGGTTAGGCGGCAGAGATTTTTATTTCATGGACACTGGTTATTTAGGAAATCAGCAAGGTCCACTAAATCCCATGGGATGGAAATATTATCACAGAATTGTTAAAAATGATTTACAACACGATAAAATTATCCCTAGATCGTCGGATAGATTTGATAAGTTGCGTATTCCTATTCATAAATGGAAAAAAGGTGGCCGTAAAATTTTAATTGCTAAACCTGATGAAAAACCAATGAAATTTTACGATCTAGATCTAGATCAGTGGGTTGAAGAAACAGTAAACACCATTAAAAAATATACAGATAGACCAATTGAAATTCGAGATAGAGTCAAGAGTCGACAGGATAGAGTAATAACTAACACACTAAAAGAAGCTCTAGACGATGATGTACATGCACTAGTAACATTTAATAGTAATGCTGCTACTGAAGCAATATTGTATGGGTATCCTGCATTTACGCTATCGCCAACACATGCTGCCAAGCCAGTATCACTACAAGATTTAAGTATGATAGAAACTCCGGCATATCCCGACGAAGGGTTAGTACGAGCCTGGGCTTCACACCTAGCATATGGACAATTTCATATATCAGAGTTAAAAGACGGAACAGCATGGAGAAGTTTAAATGGAAAGTAATATTTTACCGGTATACATAGGCTATGATGCTAGAGAAGATATTGCCTATAGAGTTTGTGAATATTCTATATACAAACATTCACCAGAAGCTGAAGTTAAACCTTTACGGCAAGATATGTTACGCTCACAGGGATATTATACAAGAGATGCAGATCCATTAAGTTCTACTGATTTTACATTTACTAGATTTTTAGTTCCTGTATTACAAAATTATAATGGTTGGGCATTATTTTGTGATTGCGATTTTGTATGGGATGGGGATATTCAAGAAATTTTTAAACAAGCAGATCCTACAAAAGCAGTTATGGTAGTTAAACATGATCACACTCCGTCAACACATACAAAAATGGACGGACAGAAACAATCTCAATATCCTAGAAAAAATTGGAGTTCAATGATATTATGGAACTGTGGCCATGCGTCAAATTTAAATCTTACCGCAGACATTGTTAATCGTGAATCTGGTGCATACCTTCATAGATTCCAATGGCTTAGGGATGATGAAATTGGATCATTGGATGTACGATACAATTTCTTAGTTGGTTGGAATAAAGAATCTAAAGACGGAAAGCCTTTTGCATATCATTGGACTGAAGGCGGTCCGTGGTTTGAAAATTATAAGAATTGTGAATACAGAGATGTTTGGTATGATTATCTCATAGAGTATGCAAAAGAAATTAGTGTAAATCAAGACCTTAAATCTAGATCTGCTATTACTTTTGTAACCTCTTTGTCTAGAGATTACTTTAACTATATAGGAAACATTACACTACCTTCTTGGAAAAATTTACCAGGCGATGTTGTATTTGTTTGGGATGATAAACCAATTGACTTAGGGTTTGGCACTGTTTACAATTTTTGGAAAGATGTTGCCCCATCCAACGATCCTTGGTTAACTGAAGGATTAGGCGGGACTAAGGCTGATAGATTTTGGAAAAAGAGTCGTACACAAGTATGGGCGGCACGTAGGTTTAAAGGGCTAGTTGTATGGTTAGACACTGACATTTCTATCAATTGTCATCTTTCTAAATCTAAAGCCCTTGAGCTATTACATCCTCGAGATAAAATTTGGGCAACACTGGTTCCCGGAAACCCACTAGATTTAGAAACTGGCATAGTTGCATTTAATACCAAACATGAACTTTGTCAAACATTTATAAGTGAATATTCTAAAGGTTGGTATAACGGAGAAATACACAAATTACGTCAACCATATGACAATCACATGCTTGAATCATTAATGGAAAAATATCCAGGAAGATCCTATTGCAAGGCCCACGTACAATGGCCGCTCGCTGAAGAATCTCATCGTGCAAACGAATTTAGTATTCAATATAGTCCGCTAGGAGAATTTTTTACACATCATATTGGCATTATTAATAAAAATTTAACTAATGCTAAAATTAAGAAGAGTAAAAAATGAAATTTGTTTCTTATCTAGATTGCCTACCACCTAATAACAAAAATGTTGAGAAAGGAGAAATCTTAACTAGATTTAGTAAAGGAGTGACAGCGTCAGGGGATATTGCTATTAATCACAATGGTCGTAACTTAATTGATGCCGACGTTGCCATGAGTATAGGATGGGTGCATGAAGGATCGAAACAAAGCCCTCATCTTCTATTTAGAAAACAAATAATAGACACTCAACTAAAACTTAAAAAGAGAGTATTGTTAGCAGACAGTAATTTGTTTTTATATAATAATTCAGCCAATCCTGGACACTATCTACGTTATAGTTTTGATGGAATTTTTCCTAACACTGGAACATATTGCGATACTGATATAGATCCTAACCGTTGGATTAAATTGTCTAAAAATTTAAATTTAACTTTAAAAGATTATAGAAAAAACGGAAATCATATACTGCTATGTTTGCAAAGAAATGGCGGTTGGAGTATGGGCGGATATGATGTTGTAGAATGGACTGCTTCAACTATAAAAGAAATAAAAAAATATACGGATAGAGATATTGTTATTCGAGCACATCCCGGAGACAAAGGGTCTTCCGATTATCTTAGTCCTAAAAATTTAATGAAAAAGTTAGGTATTCTTAAGGGCATTAGATTATCTAAACCCGGAACAACATTAGTTGACGATCTAAGAAATTGTTGGGCAGTAGTTAATTATAATTCAAGTCCAACTGTTGGTGCAGCAATTGAGGGATATCCTATTTTTGTAACAGATCCAATAAGGAGTCAATGTTCAGAGATAGCTAACAAATCTCTAGCAGAAATAGAAAAGCCTGCGCTATTTGAAAGACAACAGTGGATTAATCGATTGGCAATGTTTCATTGGAATTTTAACGAAATAGAAAACGGCGAGTGCTGGGCACACATGCGCCGGTTTGTTTAATCGTCAACTGAAAATTTACTTTTACCTTTGTAGTGAGAAAAGTATTCGTGCAAAATAGTTTTCTTTAAAGGTGTTCGTCTGTCTTTAGCTGGATGTAAATTGAGTATTCCTACATTATTTTTTTCAGCACGTCTTACACACTCGGCAATGACCCATGTATCGTGCGGTTTTATATAAATTTTGTTGTTGTCAATTTCTCTAGATTCATATATGTGTTCGTAATCATCCATAAATTGTTTAGCAAACGGATGTTTTTTATTAAACCAATATATACAAGTTTCAGCATTATCAACTTCAACAAGTTTACCCTCGTCAGTGATTTCTGCAATGGCATGCATGTAGGCCAGTAATTGATCTTTTGGTAAAACTGAAAGCAACCATTTAAGTGAGACTTCTTTTTTAGTTTCTGTATCAGCGTCTAGGTACATCAATACATCTTCTTGAAGAATTTTACAAGCATTTATCCAGCAGTATGCTTTATAGGCAAACTTTCTAGTAAAATGTTTTCCTCGCCAAGTTAAAAAATTTTCTAATCCGGGATTACATTCTGCGAATAAATCTTTAACAATTATATTAGGTGCTGAAACTGGCAATGTAAAGTTTTCTGTAAACACATATAGATTAACATCTTTTGGCCAATACTTTATAAATGTATCAATTAATCGATGACCTATAGTGTCATAATATGCTTGATTCATGGTTGTCACTGCTGCTATTGTTCGCATTATTATCTCCAATAGCTTTCTGCACGTCTTACGATTAAATCAGTTTTACGACTTTTACCGTAATTTTTTCTATCGCCTTTAAGGTGATCTAGATAGGCACCCCATGCACTATTAATCAAGGGATGTCCTTCTCCTTTGATCAATCCGTTGCACCAATCATTCCATTTCCATGCAGTATGTCTTTTAATTACAGATTTTCTAACCTCGTCAAACGCCCAACAATCGTTATATTCTTTCATATTAAACAATGAGCCGCTGTCGTATACTGCTTGAAATTCTTTTATAAAAACTTGCGTAGCAGCATCACGCAGGTCCATAGAGTATAATCCACATTCTGTAAACTTATTAGGTCTGCCTAAAAATCCAAGTCCGTATCCGTCTATCATTTTATCAATGAAATGATGTGGTATAGGTGTATGACAGACCATATCAGCATCCATCCATAATAATATATCAGCATTGCAATTGGCAGCAGCGTGGCATACTGAATATACTTTATGACTAAATCGAATAGCATCCCATCGAAAGCCAATACCCAATTGCTTGCCTTTTCGATCTACTGGACCCTGGGGCATTTCGCCTCTAGCTTTGGGATCGTTTTTCCAACGAGTTTTAAAGGCAACTAATTCTGGAACAGAGGCATGTAGATCGTGGATCACAAGATTGTCGGCCTGTTCAGTTATATTGCAGTCTTCAGCATAGACATGCAAGGTTATGTCCTTCGGCCAGTTTTGCAAAAAAGTTTCAATCATTCTTCGGCCGTATTGTTCATAACCGGCCTTATGAAATGTGGTAACTACTGCTTTTTTCATATAATTAATCCCAAACTTGTGTGTTAATCAAACTAATATTTCCTTCGTGCTCATTAGTAGCAGCCCCCATCATATAATTATGTATCTGTATTTTAACTATATATTGATTGATTGCATTATCTGCAGGCAAATATGTATTGGCATAAGTTTCAACTAATTTTTTTGCGGCATGCGGATGTATTGCATACCCTCCGTTTCCAGGCATACTTGACGATCTGTAATGTACAGCCTCCGGCAATCCAGTTGGAGTGTCTAAGTAATGACGATATCTTATCATTTTGTTTGGATGGCTAAATGCTAAACTTAAAATATCGTCCCAATTAACAGGAATATAAGGACGCACTACTACAACATCGTCTTCAAATATTATAATAGATTTGTTGATTTCTACGCACATTTGCCATAGCCTGTAATGACTGTAGAAACATCCAATTTCTCCCGCCGGCGGAATTTCATTTCGAAAACTTTCAGAATACGGCATAGTAGGACCTTTAAAGCCCCAGGGGTGCCGCAATCTATGTTCTTCGATATATTGTTTACGAGCATCGTTTCCGTATGTTCCTTCAAATAATTCAGATTCCATATTAAACATATCTAACGATTTTTTTAACTTCACAGCACTTGAAAAACTAGACTCTATTTGACTTAAACAAATAATATAACTCTTCATTTCTAATACTTTCAAACTATATTAAAGAATTAATTCTTTTTCATTTTGTTTGTAGTGTCCAATCGATACCGTGTGTCTTACTATATCGATTAATATCTGCTTCAACCATCATTTTAACAAGACCGTCAAAATCAGTTTTACGTTTCCATCCTAGTACAGTTTCTGCTTTTGTAGGATTGCCGCAAAGGCTGTGCAATTCTGCAGGCCGCACAAATGCAGGATTAGTTTCAATATATTTTTGCCAATTGTCAATGCCGGCATATTTAAATGCACGTTCTAGTAAATCACCAATGGTATATTGTACTCCGGTGGCAATCACATAATCGCCTGGCTCAGGTTGTTGCAACATTAACCACATGGCTTCAACAAAGTCACCGGCAAATCCCCAATCACGTTTTGCATCTAAATTACCCAATGTGATTTTGTCAGCAAGTCCCATTTTAATTTTTGCAACACCGTCTGTAATTTTTCTAGTGACAAATTCTTTGCCTCTAATAGGACTTTCATGATTAAACAAGATTCCGTTTGATGCATGTAGACTATAACTTTCACGGAAATTTACAGTCATCCAGTATGCATACAATTTAGCAACACCATACGGACTACGTGGCCAGAACGGAGTGTGCTCGTCCTGCTGTCCTCCTGAAATTTCAATACTATTACCAAACATTTCACTGGTGCTTGCTTGATAATATCTAGTATCTGGGTTATGTTGTTTAATTGCGTTAAGAATATTTAAAACGCCCACAGCATTAACTTCGGTAGTCATTTTATTTAGATCCCAACTAGCTCCTACAAAACTTTGTGCAGCGAGATTATAAAATTCATTGGGTTTTAGGCTTTTTACCAAATGATTCATACATCCATCATCGGTAATATCTCCTGTAATTAATTCTACGTCGTTTTCAATTCCTAAAAATTTAATATTATCTAAATTTGGATTTGAATAACGTTTAACTAGACCATAAACTTTATAATCTTTTTCTACAAGTAATTTAGCAAGGTACGGTCCGTCTTGACCAGTCATCCCTGTCACAAAGGCAATTTTTTTCATAGGTTTCCTAACAGTATTAGAGTGTTTTATTTATGGTAAATTTACTGGTCATATTTTATTTTTCCAAACGTAATAACCTTTAGCAACTTCTCGGATTGCATAATGATCAGCCTTGAGTATTTTTTGACATTCTGCAGAAATTAATTCCGGTCCTTGAATAATAATAGTAGGAGCAGTTCTACGCCATATTTGAGTTAATTCTGGTATGAATTTTTCTTGATTGAAATCCACAATTATAAAATCAATATCAGTGAGTAAGTGAATATTATCAAAATTCTCTCTATAAACTGCATTTCGTTTTCGAATACGGGGTTCTAGTTCATTAACTACAAACACTGTATCAAATGTGTCAAGAAGATCCTCGAGATTTCCCAATGCTGTGCCTAGCACAAGGATATTACGTGCTTGTTTATTAGATTTTTTTAATCGTTTTGAAAATTTCATCACAGTTATTCATTAAATACACATATATTTATTTGACAATGAAATTCAAAATTCACAAAGAAAATGGTGCATTAAACAGTGTTCCTATATTTGCAGCATTAGAGCAGGGAATACAAAAACTTGGATTTTCTGTGGTAGATCACGGTCAAGATGTTGATGTCATTTGGTCAGTATTATGGCACGGACGTATGCAACGAAACCAACTGATATACAATCAATGCCGTAAACTAAAAAAACCAGTGCTGATAATTGAAGTTGGAAATTTACGTAGGGGCGAAACATGGCGGGTCAGTTTAGACCACATACATAGCCATGGAATTTTTGGAAATACTGAAAATCTTGACAAAAATAGGCCGAGCGCAATTGGAATAGATTTAAAATTTTTTCAACAGGAAAGGAATAATAAAATTTTAATTGCCTGTCAACACGACCGTAGTCTTCAATGGGAAGGCCAACCTTCAATGGCAGAGTGGGTCCGACAAAAAATCACAGAAATTAGGAAATTTACCGATAAATCCATTGTAGTGCGACCACATCCTAGATCTCCTTTTACGCTTAATGTTCCCGGAGTAGTCATCGAAACTCCTAAAAAAATTGTTGGCAGCTACGATGCCTTTGATATCGATTACCGCTATCACTGTGTAATCAATCACAACAGTGGTCCGGCTGTTCAAGCGGCAATTAACGGTATACCGGTGGTTTGTCACCAGTCAAGTTTGGCATTTCCTGTCAGTGACCGTATAGAGAATATTGCCGACCCAAGTTTGCCTGATAGACAAGAATGGTTTTTAAAATTATGTCACACCGAATGGACTGTAAACGAAATAGCCCAAGGTATACCAATCAATAGGCTTATACCAGAGTTAAAAAATTACCTAAATAATCATTGACTTTTACGAAAAAATACAGTATAGTATTAATATGTCAAAGTTCTCTTACATTGAAGATCTGTTCCTTGAATTTTATAACCAAACAATTTTGGATGTAGAGATTCTAATGGATCAAGATAGTGCAGCCATGCACAGTTTTTACAATCAGATTTCAATGGGCAATCAATTGACCGCAAATCAGGGCAATTTTTTACTAAAAATATTAGTAAAATATAAATCTCATTCTAAGAGGTTGGGAATTGACTATGGTACGTTAATCGAGTCGCCAATATGGAAAAACAGCTTTAGAAAATTAGATCTTTCTAAAAAAGTGTTTGTAGAAGAAAACAATGACGGTGATATTTCTATCTGTTTAAAATTTCCATATTCTCTAAAAGATGTGTTTGACAAAGAATTTAACGTTAGTCAATTAAGCTACGGCGCTAGTCAATGGGATGTTGAAAGAAAAATTAGAGTGCTAGATGTTTACAAATTTAATGTAATTCACCTAGAAGAATTTTTAAGAAAACACGAATTTGAACTCGACGAATCGTTCTTAAAATTAGTCGATAATGTTGCAGAAATTTGGAATCAACAAGAACAAATTATACCACGTGCAGAAATTGTAGATAACGATATTAGATTAATAAATTCTACAGACGACGCACAAAATTTTTATCAAGCACATAAATTAAATAATTTTCAGCACGATTTATTTCTAGCAAAATCAATGGGCTATCCGGTGATTTTTGATAGGCCTACAAAAACTCCTTTAGAGCGTATATGTGAATCGAGCTCTAAACATTTTTGGTTGAAAACTAACAAGGAATTTTTTGATCTTCACAAAGATATAAACGGAATTACTTGTGTGTTAATAGATCGAAACACTCAAAATATTATCGAATGGCTTACAAAATTTATAGGCGAGGCAGATCTTGCAGGCATTCTGCGATCCGAAATAAAAGTTTGTTTTAGAGATCCTGTAGAAAAGAAATCAAAATTAAATGAGTGGATTAAGGACAATGCACTTGGCGGCACAGTACGAGATGGAAAGATTTTAATATTTCTTCAGAAACCACCTAAGTGGTTGTTTAAAGACAACATTGATGTTAAAATAGTTATTACAAATAGCTACACACCTATCAATGAACCGACAACATCTGCATGGTTATCAGTTCATCCATGTGTTTGTTATTTGGGAGATATCAAACCTACTCCAATAAGGAAACAACAAATTGTCACTTTGTAAACTAGTAATTCGAGATGAAGTCAACATTAAGTTAGAAGGACTTAGTGTTGAAACACGAAGAAAAATTGTTAACAAATTGAAATTTGATTTGCCTTATGCCCGTCATATGCCTGCCTTTAAACTAGGTCGATGGGATGGAACAAAAACATATTTTGGTATTGGAGGCACTGGCTATCTTGCACATCTAGACGTCATTCTACCTATCGTTGAAGATGCTGGATATGAAATTGAAATTGATGATTTGCGCCAACATAACAAAATAGAATTTCAAGCAGTCACTGAAAACTATTGGGCAGATAAAGGCAAGACATGGCCTAAAGGGCATCCGGAAGCAGGTAAGCCCATCATTCTGAGAGATTATCAATTTGATGTTGTAAACAAGTTTTTAGAAAACCCACAATCATTACAGGAGGTAGCAACAGGTGCAGGCAAAACGATTACTACAGCGACACTATCGCATCTTTGTGAGACGTATGGGCGTACGATGGTTATTGTTCCGAACAAATCTCTTGTTGTACAAACTGAGGAAGACTACAAAAACCTTGGACTAGATGTTGGAGTTTATTTCGGTGATAGAAAAGAATTAAACAAGACTCACACTATATGCACATGGCAAAGTCTTAATGTATTAGATAAGAAAAGCTATGACGACGATACGTTGTCGTTGGCGGAATTTACTGCTGGTGTATCGGCAATTATCATTGATGAAGTTCATCAAGCTAAAGCAGAAGTACTGACAAAATTGTTGACACAGAATTTTAATAACTGTGCAATCCGTTGGGGACTTACTGGAACTATACCTAAAGAAGCGTGGGAATTTCAGGGCATTCTTGCCAGTATTGGTCCCGTTATCAATCAAGTGTCTGCACACGATCTACAAGAAAAGGGTGTGCTAGCACAATTACAAATTAATATTTTACAAACTAATGAAGTTCAAGTGTTTAGAAGTTTTGCTGATGAATATGCATTTCTAGTGACTGATGATTCTAGAATTACATGGATGGCAAATAAAATTAAATCGTTGGCATTGTCTGGCAATACCCTTGTTTTAATCAATAGAATTGACACCGGGAACAAATTAATCGAACGTATACCTGAAGCTGTGTTTGTCAGTGGCGGGATGAAACTAGACGACCGAAAGGAAGAATATGACGAGATTAAAACAAGTGATGGCAAGATTATTGTGGCGACTTACGGTGTGGCCGCTGTGGGTATTAATATTCCAAGGATTTTTAATTTGGTTCTTGTTGAACCCGGAAAGAGCTTTGTTAGAGTTATACAAAGTATTGGGCGAGGCATTAGAAAAGCGGAAGACAAAGACCACGTGGAAATCTGGGATATAACCAGCGCCTGCAAATATTCTAAAAGACATTTAACTGAACGAAAAAAATACTACAAGGAGGCGAAATACCCCTTTACAATTACTAAGGTAAACATATGAAAATACTAACATTAAACAATAGGTCTTTTGACCTAAATGAATTACCAGATGAGGTAGACGAAGATACTAGATTTTCAGTCTTAGATAATTCTAATCCCAACGAGCCGGATTTTTTCTTCATGCCGTTAATTTTCTTAGAAAGTTTCAATAGTCCTGCAATTTTATTAAGCATCGGCGGCTATGAAGTACAAATGCCTTTAGATTGGTGTATGGTTGTTGGCGATAGAGATTGCGGCCTTGATCCAGAAGTATTGCCACTTACCAGTTTGAATGAGCGAGGGTTTGATGCTTTTATCTTTAATCCTATTAATGGATTTAAGTGTGAGTACATGAACATAGAAATAGTAAATATCTATCAAGACGTTCGATGGTATTTTCCAAAAATGAAAAATGGTCAATTATTAACGGTTCCGTTACACGACGGACCAAATCCGCCTTGTGCATATTTTGTTAAAGAAATAAGTAGACAAAGCGAAGTACTGCAATTGGATAAAGTGATATGAAAGCTGGTAAGATTCTTTTAAATGTTCCATTGACTTACAATAGCAAACACTCTCAAAATCGTAGAGAATATTTTATAAACGATCTTGTCAATCACCATAAATGGACTACTGGTGCAGAAATCGGAGTTCGAGAGGGTCGAACTTTATTTTGTCTGTTAGAAAATAATCCAGCATTAAACATGTATGCTGTTGATAAACAAATTGACCAATTTTACAATCAAAAAGTTCAAAAAAAATATAATAATAGATTAACAGTCCTTGAAGGTATTAGTTGGGATATGGCAGTGTCGGTTCCGGATAAGAGTCTAGATTTCTTTTTTATCGATGCAGGACACGGATATAAATCAGTTACTAGAGACTTAAATGCATGGATTCCTAAGCTGAAAGACACTGGATGGTTTATTGGTCACGACATTAACTTTCCAGCAGTTAATCAAGCAGTTAAGGATAAGTTTGGAACATTTGAAGTAGGACCAGACAATGTTTGGTTTCTATCGCCTAATAAGAATTACAGTTTTTTGGAGAAAATATGAAAGCAGGAAAAGTATGGGGTCAAACAGAACTCCTTGAAGCAAACGGTGTATTAGAGTTTCATCGCATTGAAGCTAAAAAAGGTGGCACATGTTCTAAACATAAACATCGATATAAGTGGAATGGTTTTTTTGTTGAAAAGGGTGAAATGATCATTCGTGTGTGGAAAAACAATTACGACCTAGTAGATGAAACATTGCTAACAGCAGGACAGTACACTAAGGTAGCGCCAGGTGAATATCATCAATTTGAAGCTGTGACAGATTGTATTGCGTTTGAACTATATTGGGCAGAGTTTGATCACGATGACATTGAACGTGAAACTGTTGGATACGCAAAAAATGGGAAATCTTAAACCAGGTGCAACTTATGTATACGAGCACCAAGATGGTGTTGTATATGCCACTGAAGAAGGTACTACCGATAAAATTGCTATCGGTTGGAACTATGGTCCTAATAAGCCAGGCGACGGCAAGGCAACCTATTTAGAATCAAAAGAATCTCTTATTTGGAGAGAAATTAGAATGGTAGCAAAAACAAATCCGGCCTTGCAACATGCCTTAGATCAGTGTATAATACTTTATCACTTGAGTAAAGATAATGGCAAAAAATAAACACTTAGATCTATTCGACACAATTATTCCATCAGTTGATATGGGATATAAGGATTTATGGGATGCTGCTAATGATGAAGGACGAAAAGAACTTAAGGGCGACTTTTGGAATCTTAATCGTTGGATAAGTGCTCCAAAGTCTCGAGATCCTGAAGTTCTAGAACATTTTATTTTAACTGTTAACGAATACTACAATAAAAATTGGAACGCTATTCAAAAACATCCTAAATTAGTTTGGCAGTCATTGTGTGTATGCAGTCGCGGAGATGGAAAAACTCACTACAGAGAATATATTCCTCTAAAGAAAGAAACAAATAAAAAAGAAAAGTTTTTAGCAGAGATGTTTCCTAATATGAAAATGTTGGATGTAGAAACACTTGCTGCAATAACCACAGACAAAGAGATTAAAGAGTATGCTAAGGACCTTGGTTGGGACAAAAAGCAAATTGCAGACATTAAATTATAAGTGCGAATACTGTAATAAGTTGTTTGCCAAAGAAAAAACTTTGGTAGTGCATATCTGCGAACAAAAACGCCGGCACATGTCAAAAAGTGAAAGGCACGTTCAAGCTGGTTTATTAACCTATCAACGATTTTATGAACTTACGCAGAAGGCCAAACAGGCTAAAACATTTGACGAATTTGCATCTAGTCCCTATTACACAGCTTTTATAAAGTTTGGTAGTTTTTTAGTTAATACTAATCCCATATACCCAGAAAGATTCATTGACTTTGTGATCAAGAGTGGAATTAAATTAGATCACTGGTGCCGAGATGAGATGTATGATACATACGTCAGTGAACTAATCAAGATAGAACCAGCAGACGGTGCAATACAGAGAACTATTAAAACTATGATGGATTGGAGTGAGTCTAGTAATGCTCCTTGGGAGCATTACTTCCAATATGTTAATTTAAACAGAGCTACGCATGATATTAAAGAGGGTTTAATAAGTCCTTGGATGGTGTTAAATAGCAAGTCAGGAAAAGAAATGTTAAAACGTATGAATGACGAACAGTTAGAAATAATTGGACCAGTTATTGATCCTAATCATTGGTCTCGACGTTTTAAATCTTTGCCTGCAGATGTAGAGTTAGTTAAAGACGTCATCAAGGAGGCGAAAATATTATGATTTTTAAGAAGCGACGAGAAGAGCCAAAACCTGAAATTGTAGAAGATGAAGAAGTAGACTTGGCTGAAAATGAAGAACATATCTCCAGTGATGAAGTTGACATCGAAGTAGTAGTTGCTGACGACTCCGACGATGTCTATGTAAAATTTTCGGGATTTAACGATCACGAGGATGCTGAAGAATATGCACAATTTTTAGCAGACACATTACCATTATTACTTTTTGAAACCACAAGGCTAAATTAATGCCAGATATTGACATAGACTTCGTAGACAGAGATCAAGCATTAACTTTGTTTAAACATATCCCTGCCAGTAGAAAAGACAACGGAAAACTTGTTAAACATAACACTGGGGTGTACTTGCACCCTGTGCCGGTTGATCCTGTCACGGGCCTATGTTCAATACCATATGAACAGGCAGAAGATGAAAAATATTTCAAAATAGATTTTCTTAATGTTGGAATTTATAAAGGTGTAAGAGACGAAACACACCTAGTTCAATTAATGGAGACTGAACCACTATGGGACCTATTGGAACAAGACGACTTTGTAAATCTGTTATTTCATTTGAACGGGCATGGAGATATAATCCGGAAGACCCTACCGACTTCCGTGGAACAATTATCTGCCGTCCTTGCTATGATCCGCCCAGCCAAACGTTATCTGATTGGGAAAGACTGGACTACGATCATGAAGGAAGTATGGACGAAACCAGAGAATGGTGATTATTATTTTAAGAAGAGTCATGCCACTGCCTATGCAGTTGCCATTGTTGTGCAGATGAATTTAATTTGCGAACAGATTAGTTATGGATATGCGTAATGGATTTTGATGCATTTAGTACAGCACAGATGCAGTCAAAGCTATGGCTCGTTGAAAGATTAGAACGAACTCTAGAAGAGCATAGACCTATTGAAGACGGCTATCGAATTTGGATTCTAGCAGGATGGTATGCTGTTGCTAATTTATTAATTCGTGTACGTAGTAAAATACCTGTGCTAGAAGTTAGAAGTTTTGATCAGGATCCTTCCTGCGAAGCTATTGCAGATTCAATTAATAATTTGTGGGTCTATCGAGCCTGGGAGTTTAAGGCGCATACTGCTGACATAAATTTACTTGAATATAAACCTAAGCCAGATATAGTGATTAATTCAAGCGTCGAGCACATGCAATCAAAGTTATGGTTTGAAAATATTCCCAAAGGAACGGTAGTGTGTTTGCAAGCCAGCGATATGATCGACGACGATCATGTGAATCCAATGTCTGCTATTCGAGAATTAATGGATAAATATCCACTAGATGAAATACTATACGACGGTATAAAACGTTTTGAATTTGAAGATAAGGCCTTTAATCGTGTAATGATTATTGGTGTTAAGTAGGCCGTCTAATTAGTGTAATAGATTTACGCTTAATTCTTTTAATTATAATATCGTTTAGGCTAGTGCAAGGACCAAACAATACTTTGGTATCTTTAGTGGAAAAATTTCTAATAGCATATCTAAATCCGTGTATTTCTCTTAACAAGAAAATATTGATAGGAATTTGACGATTTGATTCCCACCACCACACTTCACCTAATTCTAAAAACTTAGCTTTTTCCTGATCAGTCTTAATGAGTGTATAATCATACATGCTTGTGATAGCAGAATCTTGGTTGATAATTATGCCCACGTATTCCTGATCTACGTGGTTTACGACACTTATAAAGGGAAAGTTTTCTTGTAAATTTTCTGTGATTCTCATAGATAAATATTGTAAAGGTCCGCTAGTGTATGCAACTCATTTCAGTTTATTTATATCCAAATAAGATAGACGTATTTACTAATACGTTAGCCGCCTGGCAAACAGAGAGGTATCGTAGAGTGTATAATCGCAATTTAAAAATCCATCGTGGTGTTGATAATAGGGTAGACCTACAGGTACGAAATTCTGACCAGAAGGCCCAGGATATCACAGGATCATATCTAGTGTTTAATCTAGTTAACAGGGAATCTAAAGAACTCATATTACAAAAAGATTGTGTAATTCAAACGGCTGCAAGTGGAAGGGCATATGTTATTTTATCTAATGCTGAATTAGCCAACATAGAACCTGGCTTTTACCAATACTCTGTTAATACAGAAACAAGAACAGTTGACGGCAATACACACATAACAACTGCAAAAAATCCTTTATATATTGACAGTCAATACGGAGCATTTAGTCCTATAGAAATTCACGGAGATGTCTTTGGTGAACCTGTAGACAGCGTTGTAATCAAAGAATTTAAAAACTACCAACCCTACGATCCAGCAACACGGTTATATTTTATCAGTGGAATTATTGACGCACAACCGCAGTACGGCACACCGCAAAGTCTACATACATTCCAAATTAACACAACAAACTATAATGGAGATATCATTATACAAGGTAGTCAAAGTGCAGGCGGTAATCCAGAACGTTGGGTAGATTTAGAAACAATTACTGCTACTATGGATCCAATTGTCTATCAAAATATTGTTGGAAAATATAATTGGTTTAGGATTAAACACATTCCGGAATTATCAAACATAGGAACTGTTGACAGCATACTATATAGATAGTATACTGTATACATGACTCTTGTTCTTGATAAGTTTAGAACTCTTCTTCCTTCGAAATTAAAATCCAGTCCTAGTGGCTGGATTAGTTTCAATGCGCCCTGTTGTCATAATAGAGGTCATGCTCATGATACTAGAAAGCGTGGCGGTATCATTATCAATGACAGTATTGTTTATAATTGTTTCAATTGCAAGTACTCCACAGGATGGAAACCCGGAAGCCCAATAACTCCAAAGTTTAAGAGTCTGTGCCAATGGTTAGGTGCCAACGACGACGATATCAAGCAATTGATATTTGAAGCACTTAAAACTGAATCAACAGACTATCAACCAGAAACATTTGTTGAAAAGCCCGCCTTTACAGAAAAATCATTACCCGAAGGTGCATTGCCTTTAGTAGAATGGTTAGACGCAAAATTAACCAGCGATGAAGAACAACGACTAATAGAAGTAGTTGAGTACGTGGCTAATAGAGGATATGATCCTGTTAGCAAGCATTTCTATTGGACTCCCTTGTCTGGTTATGCTGATAGAGTTATTATACCATTTCAATATGAAGGCAAGATTGTAGGCAATACCGCTAGAAAGGTTCGAGAAGGAAAGCCTAAATATCTGTCAGATCAACATCCCTTCTTTGTGTTTAATGTTGACGAGCAATCAGAACTACATCGATATCTGTTTGTAGTTGAAGGCCCGTTTGATGCCCTTAGCATAGATGGTGTTGCATTACTCACTAATGAAATATCCGATCAACAGGCAAGGATAATTAACAATATAGGTAAAGAAGTGATTGTTATACCTGATCAAGACAAAGCAGGCACAATGTTAATAGATCAAGCTAAAAAACTAGGGTGGTCTATTGCATTTCCCACTTGGGACGACACAGTTAAAGATTGTGCAGACGCAGTACTTAAATATGGAAAGTTATTTGTTGTGGTTGATGCTATAAAAACTGCAACAGCAAATCCAGCAAAGATCGAAATTGAAAAAAGAAAGATGCTAAACAAAATAGCATTATTGGAGAATCAAAGTGATTAAAAAAATATTAGATTTTATTTTATATCCGTGGCACAAATATCAAGAACGCAAGGCATGGAAAAAACGTTTAGAAGAATTGCGTAAACGTGATCCATTTATCTACAAATGATTGCGTGGGGGGTAAATGCCCTTAATCACGGTAATAGTCTTGCTGTTTTTAAAGACGGCAAACTAATATCTAATCGTAGTTCTAAAGAAGATACACTCGATAGAAATGCTATTTTTGAAGCATTTCATTTAGGATCTCCTGATAGAATATTTTGGTACGAACGGCCTTGGATTAAAAAAGCAAGGCAAGTAAAAGCTGGACAATACAGTAGAGCATTTGATCTAAGTGTATTACCAAGTCGATATCTAAAAAATATAAGAATTGGCTACGCACCGATTACCTATACATCACATCATGCCAGTCACGCTGCCGCAGGCTACTATACCAGTCCTTTCAATCATTGTGCTATTGTAGTGCTTGATGCGATAGGCGAATTTGAATGTGCCACCATTTGGCAAGGCCTACACGGCGAAATGAAAAAAGTATGGTCAAAAAGTTATCCTAACAGTCTTGGTTTATTCTATTCAGCATTCACACAAATGCTAGGGATGACTCCAATACAAGATGAATACCTATTGCAACAAATGGCAGAGAAGGGCGATCCGGTCCGATTTAGAAGCAGTTTAGATTTATACTTTGGAAAAAATGGACCTATTGATATTAATTATAACTTCCATCGCGGAGTTGGGAATTGGGGCATAGACTGCATGGGTTTGCAAGATGTACACGATCTAGCAGCAGCCGTACAAGAACGATTCGAATTAGAAGTTGCCAAGATCATGTACAAGGCTAAAGAACTAACGGGTGCAGACAGTCTAGTCTACATGGGTGGATGTGCAATGAATTCAGCGGCCAACAAAAAAATAGTCGAACCTATGTGGCGGTATCGTTGGTCATTGTCTAATCCCGGAGATCCCAGTTCTAGTGTAGGTGCAGTATTATATCATACCAAACAACGTGAATGGAATTATGACTTTGGTGTTGCAAAACACCTAGCAATTAGTGTATAATATATTATGATAAAGACATACGACTACGAAGTACAAAAATTATATCTTGAACTCATGCTGGCAGATGCAGAAGTATTTGTTCGCTGTCAGGGTATTTTTGATCACAGCCTATTTGATCGTAAACTACAAGATGCGGCAGAATTCATCCACGAGTATGCCAAAGGCTACAATGTATTACCAGACTATGAAATGGTCAATGCCACTTGCAGAACCGAACTTAAACGACCCGATGACCTTAAAGAAGGCCACATGGATTGGTTTATGGATGAGTTTGAAAAGTTTACTCAACACAAGGCTCTTGAACGTGCAATTATTGAATCAGCCGAATTACTTGAAAAACATGACTACGGTGCAGTAGAAGTCCTAATTAAAGAAGCCGTCCAAATTGGTCTTGCTCGTGATATGGGAACAGACTACTTTGCTGATCCTCGTGGTCGATTGATGGGCATCAAAGACAAGAACGGACAGGTATCAACTGGATGGCCTTGTATGGATCGTAAACTGTTTGGCGGTATGAACAGAGGAGAACTCAATATCTTTGCAGGTGGCTCAGGTGCAGGTAAATCTTTGTTCTTGGCTAATCTAGGAGTTAACTGGGCCTTGATGGGTCTTAATGTTGTTTATCTAACACTTGAACTTTCAGAAGCACTGGTTAGTATGCGTATCGATGCCATGCTGACAGGAACGTCAACTAAAGATATTTTCAAAGACATCGACGACGTTGAAATGAAGGTCAAGATTATTGGTAAAAAAGCAGGATTGCTACAGGTCAAATATATGCCAAGTGGCAAGACTGCTAATGACATTCGTGCATACTTGAAAGAATATGAAATCAAAGTGGGCAAGAAAGTAGATGTGCTGTTAGTTGACTACCTAGACTTGTTAATGCCTGTGAGCAAGAAGATCAGCCCAGCAGACCTGTTTATTAAAGACAAGTATGTGTCAGAAGAATTGCGTAATCTAGCAGTAGAAAAGAACTGTGTGTTCGTCACAGCCGCCCAGTTGAATCGTGGTGCTGTAGAAGAAGTTGAGTTTGATCACAGTCATATCTCAGGTGGACTAAGTAAGATTCAAACAGCAGACAACGTGTTTGGTATCTTTACATCAAGGGCCATGCGTGAGCGTGGACGCTATCAAATTCAATTGATGAAGACACGTTCATCGAGCGGAGTTGGCATGAAGATTGATCTAGAGTTTAATCTAGAAAGTCTTCGAATCTCAGACCTGCCAGAAGATGAACAAGAAAATAACGGTGCAACAAGTCGAGGTAGTTCGAGTATTATTGAAAGTATCAAGGCTCGCAGTACCATACAAAGTCGCATTGACGATGATGGGGTCATTCACGATCCTACACAAGGAGCTCCTGTAGGCAAGATTAGAGCCACAGTTGAAAGTTCTAAGATGCGTGAGATTTTAAACAAGCAGTTCGGTGATGAAGACTAAACGAGTAGAATTATTAAAGTGGTTGCCTGAAGAGGGCGAATACATAGCAATAGATTGGCCCAAAGTACACAAAACAATTGGATTAGATCATACTAACTGGTTGTTAAAACAACCTGAAAATATCTGTCAATTGGTACTAGAAAGAAACGACATGCACTGTCGTTTAATTGCAGAATTCTATAATGATCAAGCATTGACTAATTACCACTTGATGTGGGCTAAATAATGAATGCGTCTAAGAGAATTACACGAACGATCAGATATAATCACAGTTAATCGCCGTCTTAATCCCAAGATATGGGACGGTGAAGAACTGGACCCGGCGGTGGCGCAAAAGCTCAAAGAAATAGCACTGGCCTTTGAAGAATTCATCGGCGTTGACCTAGATGTAGTAGATTACACAATAACAGGATCAAATGCCAATTATACGTGGACTGAGCACAGTGACCTAGATCTACACATAATTGTCAAGGGTGCTGTCAGTGACAACGATCGTGAACTATTCAATGCCAAAAAGGCACTCTGGGGCGAACAACACAACATAACCATCAAAGGTCTTCCTGTTGAGTGTTATGTTCAAGGACAACAAGAAGAACACCACAGCACCGGAGTGTATAGCATAGCTGGCAATCAATGGCTGGTCGAACCAAAGAAAATAAAACCAGAAGTAGATGACAGTGCTGTGGAACGTAAAAAAGACGCAGTCATTCACGACATTGAAACTGCGCTATTAAGTAAAGATCTTACAAAACTTCGTGCAGTCAAAGAAAAGATCACTAAAATGCGCAAAGCAGGTCTTGAACGTGCCGGAGAGTGGTCAGTGGAAAACCTAGTTTTCAAAATACTCCGAAACCTAGGTCTTATTGATCAAATTGCGGACAAGATCCGCGAACTAGAAGATCAAGAGCTGAGCCTAGAACAGACTCAGTCTTTGGATTAATTGATCTTATAACAGTCGTAGACATCCCAAGAGTATATAGAATACACTATAAATTTAGTGGCTGCTTCTAGTGTTGGGAATGTTCTAGATCTCAATTGACCAGTGGTCAAATAATACTTTATACGCCACATCAGTCTTTCTTAAGGCCAAACAACTGTAGCAGGTGAATGAACAGGTTGATAAAGTCCATGTAGAGTGTGAGTGCGCCAATGACTTCTTCTCGACCTGTATCGCCGTCTACTGTGACCAACTCACGAATCTTTTGAGTATCATAGGCAGTCAAGCCCAGGAACACAATGATGGCAATGGCTGAAATAACCATCTGCATCACAGTTGAGCCAATAAAGATATTGATCACTGATGCAATTATGATGGCAATTAGGCCCACAAACATGAACTTGCCTAGACTGTCCAAGCTCTGCTTGGTAAAATAACCATAGGCACTCATTACCGCAAACAACACAAAGGCGCTCATGAATGCACTCACGATCGATCCCATGGTGAATACGGCAAAGATTGTGCTAAAGCTGAGACCCATTAGAGCGGCAAAAGCATACAAAAATAGCTGTAGTTGACCTTTGTTAAAACGCTCTTGTGCAAAGGCAAAGGCAAAAATGGCCACAAGTGGTGCAAAAATCACAATCCATTTTAGAGCACCCGTAAAAAAGAATGCCAATAGTTCCGGTGTAGTGCCCACCAAATAACTGACCAGCATGGATACCAAAACGGCCATGCTCATGTGGGCATAGACTCTGCCCATTGCTGAATTAACGGCTTCTGCCGAACGATATGCAAGTGTTGTCATAAATTTTCTCCTATACTTGATTGTACAGTAAAATTATTTAGCTGTCAACGGTTTTGGCAAGATCAATCGCGATTTTTCTTTACAATGGTTAAATAGCAGTATATAATGTAATACAAAATATAACTTAGTAGACATCATGCTAGAACGAATCACCACCCTTACCGACGAACTATTACGATTGCTCAAAGACGACCCTGTGCGTCCAGAAATTCCTGCTGACTTTCGAGTGAACACGAACTCAAGAGTCTATGTGCTCAAAAGCGAAACGGGCGAACCCATGGCAGTGACCTGTGTGAAGTTTCTAGCAGAAATTCCACAGAGTGTAGACGATTTGGCCAATGTGGCTGTGAATACTTCTACTGCGGTTTTCTATACCATTTGGAGTTATGCAGCAGGTGCGGGTCGCAGTCTTATAGAAGCGGCTCAACAAGATATCAAAACTCACGAACCCCAAGTTAAAACCTTTGTAACACTGAGCCCGAAAACAGAAATGGCCCGCAAGTTTCATCACAAAAACGGGGCCACTACCTATAGAGAAAATCAAGACTCAATTAACTATCAGTATCACTGACCCGAGTTGGCACCCACTGTGTACTGTGAAACTTCTGCTAGCCAAGATTCACGAGTTCTACGTGACTGCGACTGTGCTAGTTCTTGTGCGGCACGATTGGCCAATTCTAGATCGGTAATAATACGCCCAGTAAGATCTTGTCTTTGAATACGAACACCTGTACGTGAATTACGGGCCATGATTTTGTATGCTTGCATATCTGCTCCTAGATTGAATATTTATGCTGGGCTCGATATTAACGCTGCGAAGCAGCGCGAAGCGCAAAAAATTTTAAGCAGATTTTCAGTGAGTTATCAGAGTAGTTAATGATCTAGCACCACTTGAAATGTTTCAAAGCGTAGATAGAACTCTGTTAATACTGCGCCCTCGGGTATCCAAAAACGGGTGCGATTAAGATGTATTTCATGCTTGAGATCATGTTGCTCTATAAAGCGTAGTGCTAGTTCTAGATTGGGATCACTAGAGAATACGGCAAATTGTTTCATAGCGTATATAGCCGATGTGTGTACAGTGAAAAAAATTCTGTGCGTATTTTTTAAACTGCTGATTCAGTCCAGTGTGCGTATAACACGAGTATGGTCCGGATAGCGCAAGATCCATTGATGTGCATATAAAGGATGATTGAACAGCATGTACCAATCTGTGGGAATGGCAGCATTGTATTGATCAGTGTGTGCCCACGATCTAGGCCAATAGCTGACCCAAGAACTCCAACTGTTGAGCAGTGAGGTCTGCGTGAGAATCAAGGGTTCTAGATATACCAGCAACATGTAATTATTTACTGATATAATAGAGAAATGGCCGCAGTTTTTTTACACAGCGCCTCGCAGTATAGTCATGGTGATTTCTTGATCCGTAATGCGATATACGTTGTAGCACTCCCGCCTAACGGGCTTTTGACTGGGTTTAGATCGACGACCGCCCGCTGAGCTATTAAGTGGCTGTAGTTTGACTTGATTGCTGGTGTCGTAGACCTGTAGAACACGGGCCAGGATAAGTCTATTGTGTTCAGTGACTAGGCAGTGATCTCCGGGAGCCAAGACAGCGCCTGCAATGTCTCGATGTTCAAGTGAGTGATTCATAATATAACGTGTGTAAAAATGGTTATTGAGGGGTAAAAAATTGGCCGCGCAAAAAATTTGGGTGGAGTACTTATCGTTTCATGGTGGTGATTTGCTACCCCTACTGTTGTATATACGCAACACTGTGCGTGTATACCCCAACCCCCCACCATGACCCCTCGACCTCAACACCTCCTGGTCATGCCTGGCCGCATCTGGTCTCTAGGTAGGTGAGCACCGCACCTACGATAGGCCGCATCGTCCCAATTGGGAATCTGTTCGAAGAGATGCCTACCCTGTGGTGGATCGTGTGGCGCAGTGCCCTGTGCTCTGTACAGGGTGTTAAATTGCTGTGTAGTGCAGCCTGCGTTAGCGGCTGCGAGCACGACTAATAGCACTAACAGCCAGCGATTCATACGCTTCAAGTCCGTTGTATTCATGTTCCTGTGTCTCCTGTACAGCTATGTCTAACAGGCTAAGGCAGTCCTGTTGATCACGTAGAGGTAGAGTGCGAATGAACTTCTGTACCTGCTCCATCTCTTCCATGGTCCACATCACATCCATAAGAGCCTTTTGCTTATGGGTAAGTCCTGATATGGTAATCATCGCATGGTCCTTAAAGCCAGCATGACTGTGATAGCCATTACGGCATAGGTGAATACGCCCACGCCCATGACCACGCCCACTGTCATAAACAGGTCCTGATTGTTCACGATGAACTGTGCGGGATCAAATGCGATCATTGTTCGCTCGCTGCCTGGTTAGCGTATGATGCGCCCAGAGCCATGAACGCAATGCCTACCAAGGCAAACAGCCCCAAGTAAGCGCCATCACCTGTTAAGAGATCTGGGGAGTGTTCAATGCCGCCCACTGTGCCCAACAGCAAGACCATGCCTGCGTACAAGAAAGATAAAGCCTTTTGTCTAGTAGTCATTTGCGTTCCTTTGTGTGTATGTAGTAATTATAGCGGACTTAGTCCAAACTGTCAACTGTTATCGGGCTATACGCACAATAACACCCTGTGGCGTACTAGCCACAGTGTAGCCGTTGCTTTCAAACAGGCTAACTACCTCTTTAGCCATACGACTCTTAGCACGGGCGCCTTCTGCTTTAACAGCTATGAACTTGGCACGGTAGTTAATGTATAACTTGCTATAGCTAAATGCAGTGTCCAAGAGATCTCTTACACTAAGCGCACGACGGATCTGTTCCTGTGAATAGTGGCTCTTGTTGTTTGAGTTGCGACGTTGTGCATCTATTGCGGCTGCGTATGCAAACCCGCCTGCTGCCTTAGTTTCCAGTTCCTTCATTGCTCGCTCCTTTGTGTGTATGTAGTAATTATACTGTGTTTGGCGGGCTGTGTCAACCAATTACCACGCCAACTCTTTGCTGGGGAAACGGATTTGGCCCTCGTACTCCAACTGATCCTTCTCAAACTCTGTGAGGTAGTCGTCGGCTACAATCTCCCAACCAATGATGTGCTCACGGTAGTAGTCGTTGTCGCACTCAACTTGACTGCGGAGGGCCATCATGACCTCTGTCACAGAGTTGACGTCCTTGA